GCGTTTCAGGCGGGGTTTCATCCACGCCCTTCTCTGCCTGATCCAGCAGGCCACGAACCATGCTGTTGCCGCTACGGCCAATCCGCGCCATCAACGCCGCATAGCGTTCATTGCGCATGAACTCATAGTTGTCGCGGGATTCCTTGTAGACCTTCGCCAGCGTCGGGTCTTTGGTTTCCAGTTCCTTCATCCACTGTTTCACCAACCCATGCCAGCGCAGCTTATCCGCCAGTTCCGCCCGTTCTTGCGGAGTCTGCCCGCCTGCTTGTATCGGCGCTTCACCCAGCGGATCAACGCCGTGCAGGGTGGAGGCGTGAATAATCTTGGACAGCAGATAACCGTTATCGCGGGACCGTACAATTCCATCGCGCCAGCGTTCAGCGACCGGGTAGACCTTCTGTTTAAGTTCCTGCTTCATCGCATCAAGGTTGCGGGCGGTTTTTTCAAACGCCTGAGCCAGCGGCCCGACACCGGGGATATGCGAGATCAGTTCCACCAACTGTTGCCGGGTTAAGAGCTTCACCCACATCTTGCGGGAATCCTGAACCTTATCCCCCGCCTTGTCCCAGACCCCGCGCAGCCGATCAATAATGGTCTTCTCGGTTTCCCGATCCGTAGACCACCCGCCCGCTTCATCAACAGCGTTAGAAATCCGTTCCAGTTCTTCCGGGGATTCGGTGGGGGCAATGGAGAATTGGGGGGTGGATTCTTGTAAACTAACGCTTGCTCCCCCTTGCGTAGGACTGCTTGCAGATAACCCGATAGGACGGCGAATGGTAGCCTCACTCTGAGGAAGTACGCCTAGTGACGCTGGGGGAGCATAACTATCATCGGCAGTCTTGGCGTTGGGGCCGGCGTAGCTGAACCGGATGTCGTCGGTTTCGCCGAAGGTGCCGACGTTGGAGATCGCGGATTTGATTTGGTTGGGTTCAAACGCAATCCATTCATCGGATGTAGCAATAGGTCGGTAAATACCATCAAAACCCGCCTGTTCCAATTCTTTTCTGACTTCGGAAGTATTGCGCCCAGTCCTGCGGTATTTCTTTTCTCCTGGGGCGCGATAAATCGCATTGCTCACGGTTTTTTTGTCAGCGGGATTGCGTAAGCTCAAGAAAAAAGCGCCCGGTTCGCTATCTAGTTTTGCACCAGCCGCCCCGTTAGCATACGTTTTTGAATTAGTGAAATAGGAACCAGGAAAGTCGTTTCCTGTAAGTTGCCCTTGTCGATGGGTGTCAAACTCAAAAAACCGTTCATCAGCGCGTGTCCCGTGATAAACCACCAGCGGATCGCCGTTCTCATCCACCACCTTTGACCCGTCAAACCACTTCTTAAAGTTCTCGGTTTGCGTCTGAACCCACTGCCGTTCATTCAGCTTCGTCGGCTTGCCGTTCGGCGCTTTCAGCCATTGATCTGTACCCTTATACCTCGCCACCACCTCGTCATATTGCCGCTTTGCTTCCGCCAGTTCCGCTGCTGTCGGTTCGCTGTTGTCAGACTTGCCGATCATCGCAATCGCCCGGACAATGGCAGTGCTGTCCTCAACAACCTTCACCTCCCCCCGTGCCGCCTTCTCCACGCCGATCTTCGCGAAGCTCACCAGATCATCCACGGTCAGCTTGTTGATGTTCAGCGGGAAGCCACGCCGCAGCATCGCTGCCCGGATGAAGTTCACCAGCTTGCGGATCAAGTCGCCGACCGGCTTGCCGATCTTGGCGTCAACCCAGTCCATGAACCGACCGTCAACGTAATTAAAGCCGTTCTGCCGACCTTCCAGCACCGCCTGCTCGATGATGTACTGCGCCGCTTCGTTCTCATCAGTGAGAACACCGTCCTTGTCGATCAGTCCCGCTGCCGCCAGTCGGGCGAACGTCCGATCTAAAAAGCCCCGGTATTGACCGTTAGCGGCGTTACGCTGATTGATTATATCCACCGCTATTTTGGTTATATCGTCCCGCTGCTGACCATGCCCGGTTTCATGCAGGAACACCGCAGGCGCGGATTGGGTGGAGAGGTTGGGGAGAATGGCGAAGATCAGGCCTGCCCGTGGGGAATACCATCCCTGCATCCGACTCTGCTGATCTTTGATCAGGTTCGGCGAATCACTGTTGAGTTCCTTCAATGCCTGAGCGAACGGAATCCCGGTCTTCTCCGCATAGACCCGCGCAATCTCGTTGGGATCGTTGCTGTCGATCAACACCGTACCGCCCTTCTCACCCCGCAGACCACGGGCCAGCACCTTGTCCAGCGCCTCACTCAGATAGGGGAAGGCGCGTTTGAGTGCGGCGACAAAGCTGGATTGAGTCAGGCCGGGGGATGGGTTACTGCCACGGCTGTAGCGAATATCATCCACGCCCCGCGTATAGGTTTCGTTGTTGGTCAGCTTGATTTGATCAGGATAGAACGCCGCCACATAGCGGGTGGACGTTTCGGCGGGCATAGCGATCCCGTCGTAACCTTGGGCAATCAGTTTCTCACGGAACGCCTTAGCTTCCTCAATCCCGTCGATCTGGCGCAGATCAGCGTCGGTCATCAGGTAGGGGCGTTCAATCGCCAGATAGACCTCCATCACGTTATCGCCGTACTTGGTGGCAGCGTGACCCTTGTCATTGCTAAAAAAGAAGCCCATCGCGGCAGTCGGGTGTGATGTCCCCTTGCCCGACCGTTCCAGATCAAATACTGTGAAGTCCGCACTGGTCGCGTGATACATTTTGATTGGCTGCCCGGTCTTTTTGCTGACCATTTTCGACCGGCCAAACCATTTCTTGAAGCTGGGGGAGTCAACGCCTAGCGCCGGGGTTTGGGCAAAGACCCCAGACAGATAGGCTTGTAAGATCGCAAATTCATCGACGCTGACCGCTTCCCCGGCATCAGCCATATCCAGCACTTGCAATGGAGTCAGGTTCGGCTTGCTTGCGCCTAACGCACGGGCGGAACTCAGGACCGGCGCATCCAGTTCGGCAGCAATAGAGAATTGGGGGCGGGATGTGGTAGTGCCAAGCTCCGCTTGGAATGCCTGAGCGTCTGCTTTATTGGCAAACTGAAAACCCGGAATCGCTCCCTGCCCGCGATATGATGACCATGCCCCTCCGTGCCGCTTGGCAACCGCTGCGACTTGCTGATACGTCTCCCGATCCAACTTTTGATCCAGAGTGACCGCAAACCACGGCACCGGACGACCGGCTTCTCGGCTCTTTTTGGCGTGAGTCGTTTCATGCAGCGTAGTTGGGGTGACTGAGGCGGTAGACGCGACCGGCGGTTCTGTGCCGGCATTATCCTCAACTTCAGCTTCTTCGTTCGCTGTTGCCTCTGACGGGCGAGCAGTGAGGGCGTCGTACAGCGGGCCGGATAGCTCCCGATAGCGGTTGATGGCAGCAACCCCTTGTTGACTGATGACCACAACCCTTCCCTTGGTAGTCGCCAGACCTTTCGTGACCATCGACATTAACTGATTGGCAAAGGTCAGGCCGGCATTCCCTTGGTTATACAAATTGGTCAATAACCACCGTTGATCTTTCGTAGTGTCCTCAACCATCTCCGGGCTAGTTAGTTGCCAGATTTGTTCTGCGGCGGCGTCAGTCAGTACATAACGCCCTGTTGACGCCTTGACCGTCAGAAGATGCTGGAATCCTATTGGGTTCGCCTTAACTTGTTCCAGAAAGTCCTCTGCCGCAAGTGACAGTCCGGTTTTTGCTGTCTTAGTCGTCCCTAAATTAACAACTTCCTTGGTGACGACGCTACGCGGCGGGACGCTGATATTCCGTAGATTCTCAAACAACTCCTTAACGGTATCGCCTTCAATGTTCGCCTCAAAACCCTTGGTGGTCGGCATATCCTTGGGATTACTGTGCTTCTCCAAGACCATCACGAAGGTTTTTACCTTGGTTCCGGCGCGTTGGAAGGTGCTGGTCGGCAAACCAATATAGGCAGCGTGATACAGTTCTTTCCCTTCTGGAGAGTTCAGGAACTTCTCTAATTTCTGATTAGCGGCAGCGCCTTCCGGCAACAGGATAACGATTCGCCCGCCTTCTCGGAGATGGCCTACCGCTTTCGCCAAGTGATCCATCGCTGTTTTCCCGCCCGTGCCAAAGGGCGGATTCATAATGATGGCGTCGTACTTGTTGCTGATATGCAGGTTTTCAAACGTATCGTTGGTGGCCTTGCCCCGCGCATTCACTTCCAGTAAGGTCAATAGCTCCCGACTGGGTTCAACGAACGTATTTCGGGTATCTTCGGGGAAGAACCGGGCAATCGCGCCATGACCGGCGCTGGGTTCTAAAGCTGATTCGCCGGATTTGAGATCGGCCCACTCCACCATCTTCAGCCCTAACGGTTCCGGGGTAGCGAAGTAGTCGATACCTTCTTGCGACTTATCCCGCGCTGTTTTCTTGCGATTAGCGAAGTAAAAGGCAATGGCGTTATCGTAGGGGTCGCCATTATCAGTGCGGGTGTCGGACGCTTTTCCGCCTTGACCCTGCATCGCGTTAGGCGCTTCATCCGTGCTGTTGATATAGGCTTCAACAAAGGCCCGTTCCAGATTGCGGGCTTCATTGCCCATCGCCAGATTTTCAGCGGTGCGCGACCGGGCGGCTACGCGACTGCCGAACAAGTGCTGCTCAAAACTGGTGTTGGTTTTGAGGTATTCAACCACCGCATTGCTGGCCTGACCGTAGCGGTAAATCCGCCCCTCAGTCTGAATCGCCTCAGTAGGTGCGGTTGGAAGCCCTAAATCCATCAATACGCGAGGGTGTTTGCCGGATACGTCGTGAAGACTGATCCCTTCTTTACCTGCATCACGCTGCACCACCAGCACGTTCGCGCCCGACCCGTCGGTATTGAAGTCGGCCAGAGCTTTTGCCCGACTCTTTCCGGTTTCACGGCCATTAAAGAAGCGGGCTTGTGCGCCAAATTCCTTTTGGAAGGTGGCGATGACGTTGTTCAGATCGCTTAAACTCAGGTTAGCCAGTTCAGGGAACGCCTGATCAAACGCCTGGACTTCCTGATTCCATTGTTCCTTGTTGGTGCGGGTCAGCGGGTCATCCGTCGTTTTGATGGTGCGCTCAAAGAACCGGAACGGATGTTTGGGGTTGCCTTCAATGTAGTCGTGAAAGACAACAACTTTGCGCCCCATTGCGATATGCTGTTTGGCGCGTTGCGCGGCAGCTTTTGCCTTAATCCCTTCCAGCAGACGCGACTGCGCTAGAAAATTCAGCGTGTTTTCCAGTTCAAGCGCCAACAGCGGAAATTTATTCTTGCCGTTGGGTAGTTGTCCGGCGCGGGTATGGCCGTTAATGATCTTGATGCCCCGGTCGATTTCATGGCCGGCTTCGTTATCAATCTCAATAAACTCGCGGGAATAGTCCTGTTCAATCGCCAGCTTGCGCCCACTCACCGCACCAGATCGACGCAACCACTCAAAGAACCGCCGCTCCATGAAATCGACATCAACATTGACATCCGGCTTATTGAGCTTGCCGGTACGCATCTGATAGCCGAAATGGCGGATCATAAACGCCTGTCGGGCGTTGGGCGTGTTGTAACCCCGGTCTACCGGATCAGCGCCGTACTCAAACAACAGGCTTTCGGCGTAATCCAGATTGTCGTGATAAGCAAACGGGGTCGCCGACAAAAAGATAACTTTCGGCGTCGGCTGCGCTTGCAAGGCGGGCTTCATCTCTGAAACCTTCTGCTCTAGCGCCTGATACTCAACCCGTTCCTCACGGCTTAACACCATGATTCCGGCGCTGCTGCTTCTGAAGCGTTCTTCCAGCGCCGTCATCCGGGCCTTATCAGCGGCAGGGAGCCTTGCCCGCGCCAGATCGGTAAGCGCCGATGAACGGCGAATCAGTTGATCGTGACGGTCGATGTAAGCCGTGTCTTTGCCAGCCTGATTCGACATGAGTTTATGGGATTCGTCATAGACGATAAAATCCCAATCGCGCTGACTAATGGCGTCATTGGCGGCGAAGTTGGCATAGGTGGTGATGACCAGTCCTTGTCCTGCGGTCTGGGTATTCTCCAAGCCGCTAATCTCAAGCCCTAGATTCTTGCCGTCCTGAATCCAGTCCTCAACTTTGGCTTGACTGGGAACAACAATAATCCCGTTAGTCTTGCCTTGCCGGACCATGCGGGCGATGGTTCCCAGCCCCGTAAAAGTCTTGCCGCTGCCCGTCCCATTAGTGAACAGAATCCCGTTGTGATTCTCAAACCGCTGTTCAGCCTTGAGTACGTCCTCTTGCTGTTCCGGCAACAGGAACGGCAAGGTAGCGCGGATATTGTCGATGTCGCCGGGGACAACCGCGATGGACGCGGCTTGGCGTTGCGCCTCCCGCTTGGCGACGAGATCGGGCCGGGGAAGGGTGACGACTTCGGGGGTGGGTTCGGAGGCGGCATCCGGCGCTAAATCAGGGTAATCGGCCAGAACTTCGGCGGGGACGGCCTGGCCGGCGGCGATGGCTTGGTCCACTGCTTGGCGGTGACGAAGGCGTGACCGACTCCCGACAATATAAAATCCTTTTCCGTCCGTCAGAAAATCTTCGTCAGTCGCTACAACCCCGCCGTCAAGAGAAAACCCGACAAACGAACCGGGCTTGTCCGTGTAGGTAGAAAAGCCCAATTTCGACAAAGCCGCTTTAAGCCACAACTGTTCCTGATCAGTAAATAGCTGACCAGGGCGCGCTGGCATAAGTTTGTCGCTTTGCGTTATCTTAAACTCAGTCCCAAATTCCTTATCAATAACCTTCCATATTGCGTCATCCATTCTATTCTCGACTGGAATAGAAAGATCGCCGGAATCACTAGCCAGCGCCGCCTTAACAAAGTCCGCCCGCGTCATCTGCCACGGCTGTTTCTCCGCCGCGCCTAACTCGGCATCAGCGGTTCCAGCATCGTTAGCAACTGCTGGGCTTCGGCTGGCCTTAGATCGTACTCTTGCGCGCCCAGGCTGGCTGCCTGTGCCGCTGTCTCCACTGGCGGGAACACGCCCAGCAAGTCCGACCGCCCCGTCTTCCTGATGTACGCTGCCAGTGCTTTCCTCTCCACGCACAGCGGGATCATTGTCTGGTACGCCAGCATCACCTTGTTCGGCACTCCCGACGCCCGCATCTGGGCTTCCACCTTGCCCATCGCTTCGTCCAGTTCCGGTTCGGTCAGGCTGAACATCACCTTGCCCCACTCCGTTTCCAGCGGGACGGTCTTCGCTATCTTGTTCCACAGACTTGCCGGAGCTTGTCTCATGATCAGTTCTCTCTTTATCATTATCAGTAATCGCTTCTACTTCACCGGATTGATCAGTAGCGGCTCCTTGACCTTCATCTTGTTGGCTTGCTGGAGACTCAGGTTGATCAGGCCGCTCAGAAGGTTCGGGTCCAGCGGGCGGGGCGAAGATGTCGCTGATGGTTGAGTCGTCGGCGACGTTTTTAAAGAGGGCTTCATTGGCTTGTCGGACATCGTTAAAAATCCTTGCAAGGTTGCGTGGCTTGACATCTTCTATTCCTGGGAGCGCAAACGAATCAGCGGCAGATTTTCTAGCTTGGAGTTCAACGCTAATCCCTTCCGCCATCGCTTGCAGGAACCGACCGATCCGGGCTGGAGATCGCGTATTGACCGCAATCAACCGCGCTAACATCTGCGCGGCATCGCTAGGCGCGTCAAAAATATCCGCTTGCGCTATGGTGGATTCTACCGCTTTTGCCAGAGCGCCGCCGATATTTTTAGCCTTCAGGACAATACTGACCGCTTCAATTAGCGGGGTTGCAATATCAAGCTCCCCATTCGCTAACGTATCCGAAATCGAGCGGGCCTTGGCAAAGGCGGGCGCGGCCAGCAGCAGTCCTTTGATCAGCGATTCAATATCCGAATCGACAGTTGCCGATACCTGTTGCAGTAGTTTGGCGAAATCCTGCTGCTGCGTTTCGGTAAATCCAGGGTTAAAGAACCCCTTGTAGAAAATGGCATTCTTGACCCGCGCCACAAACGCCGGGGTTGGTTGCCCGTTTTCAAGCAGTTCTGCTAACTGGTTGTCCGGCAGCGATTTACGAAGATGCCCAAACACCGAACTATGAATGCTGCCATCGGCCATTGTCGCCATCCCTGACAACACTACATCACTGAGGAGTTCGGCGTCGGCCTTGGCTTGCAAGGACGGTGAAATCCCCGCAACGGCGCTATAGTTCGCTTCCCGAATAAAGGTTTTCAGTTCGGCGGCTGTGAGGGGTTGTGTCCGTCGCCGCACCAGCACCGGGCTTTTCATCCCTTCAACCATCGCCGCATCCAACCCAAACGTCGCAGCGTTCTTGGTCAGATAGTCCCGATACGGCTTGGCTTTCCCTCGAAGATAGGCTTCAATGACGCCCATCGTCCGTCCGTTGCCTGATTCAACATAATTCTCAGCTTCCGGGCCAATGATCGGCGCTCCGGTATCCGCAACAGATGTGTCAATCACTAACTGGCGCGGGTCGGGATTTTCGGCAATCTTATTGACGCGATTCAGCAGGTTCGCGTTATCGCCGCGATCCTGTCGTGGCTGTCTGGCTTGATCGTAGTTCTTGTTGGAAACAGCATGGTTTCCCGCAAAGAGATGGGACGGGTTCAGGTCTTCGGCTTCAATCACCTCATAGCGAACCGCAAGATCAGGGAATGATTCAGTTCGGGCGGTAGTGATGGAGCCAACGCCATCAGTGGTTTGGCGGGGGACTACGGGGGTTACTTCGACGGGCTTGGATTCTTTCGGCGCTTTCTTGACGGGTGCTGCTTCCCCTGCATCTCCCGCCACTCCTTCATTATTCGATCCAGTCTCACCCGCCCCCGGCTGAACTACCGAGGATTGCTCGGTTGTTGCTGTGGGTTGCAAATCCTGTTCACCCCCCGCCTCTTGCGAAGCGGGAGTTTGCGCATTCAGCGCGGTTTCGGCTTGGGCTTCGGCTTGCAGGCCATCGGCGTTCTCCTGAGTGTTGGTTGGTGATACAGCGGGAGCTAATTTTCTAACTTCTCCTTTGCGCTTTCCTGCGATCTGTGCAAAATTCATCGCCTTATCTAATGAGTCGAATAAATAAACCCCTTTTGGAGCACTAACTCGAAATGGCTTTCCGATAAAATTTCCTTGACTATCAAAATTTTTCTTCGCTTCCTCCTTTAATGCTTTTCTTAGCATATTGCTATGCTCTGCATTAATCCCTGTCATCTCGCCTATTTCGGTTGACGAAAGGTTTGTGCGGTGAATCTTCTCGTTGTCGTAAATAACGTATGAGTTTTTATCGCTTCGATAAAGAGCGTTGTGCTTATCTGCGGCAACTCGCTGTTCGGACGGCTGGGTTGCGGCTAATGGTGCGGGAGTAGAAGATGGCGCTGTGGTGGGTTGAATGGCCGGGCCGGTGGCAGCCGGGACCGGGGTGGGGGATGAAGGAACACGGTTTTTGTTGGAAGGGCCATCGGCGTCTCCAAACAAAATCTCATTCAGAGTATCCTTGTCCGATCTGGTTAGCTTTTTCGGGTTCATTGCGTTTACCAGATTAAGCTGGTAATCGTTTGAAAAGACTTGTCCCGGCCTAACCTGCTGTTCTGCTTCTTTCCTAGCTTCTTCAAAAAGCCAGCCATCCATCTTTCGGATAGCATTGAATATCTTTCGATCAGAATCCAATGTGAAATTAGGAACAGGAGCCAGTTCCCGTCCTGATTTACTGTATAGCTTTTCTTTAGGCGCAACCAACCGTTCACTATTATTTGGCGTCGATTCAGTCTCACCTTGCGCTACACTACCCGCCTCATTCCCCACTGGAGCGGTCAATGAATCTTGAGACGGAGCTGACACAGGGCTTGATGCGGCTGGCGTACTGTCAGGCAGAGCGGGAGTTGGAGGCGTGGGTGTCGGAGCCGGGGAAGTTGGAGCCTTGCCAGTATCCTGCTGTTGCTCACCAGGAGCAGGCAGCAGACCGGACAAGCCAAGGCGCATATTACCAAGCTGACCGAGCGACTGCGGAATTTGGGCGGATGTCAGGCGCGGATCGCCATTCATGACGCCTTGATTTTCTTGCTTGAACAGATCGGCGACCGCCTTATTTGGGCTGACCTGTTTTGCCGCCTGTTCGGCCAAATCCGCAAGCTGCTGTCTCTGTCGATTCAGAAGATCGGTCGTTCCCTGCTTAACCGACTCCACCGGAGTTCCGCCAACAATCACCGGCTCAGGATGCGGGGTCGGCGGTAGTGCGGGCGCGGTTTCGCTTTTCGACTGGGGGGGGCTTGGTGGTGTGGGCGCGGTGTTGAGGCCGGCTTGTTGCCGCGCAAGAGCTTCGGCCAGCATCCGGCTCCCCATCTCGTTCGGGTTTTCGACATTGCGGCGAACGGGGCCAGTAGGCGCAACTGAGGTAACAGTGTTTAATCCAGCCGGGGCGGCGGGTATCGGCGATGGGGTTAGCGTCCCGGCGTTTGGATCGATCTCAACACCAGTAACCGGATCGATCCCACCTTCAAGGTTAGCTTGGTTGATTTGATCTTGCAGGGTCCGAGTTCGATCACCACGAATCCCCATCCCCGCAATATCCAGCGTCGGCTTGAGTTGGTTTAGCCCTTGCAGATTGATGTTGCCGGTCGGCGTACCGTCCTTATTGAACTCCCCGCGCAGACCGTAGTCGGTGCTGTCATCCAGTAACCGCACCCATCCCGGCAGCTTTTCCTGCTTTTCGCCGTTCCACAGTTCATTCAGTGTGGCCTTAATCGGTGAATCATCGGGCGCTGCGGCGTAGAGTTTGGCAAGGTAGGCTTCGCGCTGTGCCGTGATTGCCGGGTCTTCGTTCTGTCGCGCCGCCCATTCTGCTTGCAGCGTGTTCACCACGCCCGGCAACTGATCATTGCTGACCAGCTTGCGCGATTGCAGCCATTGCCCCAACGTCGCCAGATTCCCTAGCGCCTCAGTGGGTAAGGCTTCCCGAACATTGGGGTCAGAGGCCAGATCAATCAGGTTCGCCGCATCTCTGGGGTTCTGAATAACCGCTTCATGCGCCTTGCTGATTGCGCCACCCGCGCCGCCCATCACCCCAGACAGCAACAGGGTTTGGGCAAATATCTCATCCCAACTCTTTTTAATATCCGATGGATTAAGCCAAGACCGCCGTTCGGATTCCGGGCGCATCCCGGCGCGGATTTCAGCGTTATGCTGTGCTAACTGGGTGACGGTTTCCGTACCTTGTTCCTGCGCGGCGTTCGCCACCACAGCGCCCGTGGCTTTCAGCGCCTTCTTCCATGCCCCGTCCGACAGGTTGCGCGAGAAGCCCAACTTATTGAGCTTCAGGAACAGCATATTGCCGACCGCTTCCGGCCCGGCTTCCCACAAGGCGCTGTCCTGCATTGCGGCCTGAATTTCAGGATCGCTAAAGGTCTTCTTCCATACTTCCGGGTCCAGCGGCTTTTTGTTTTCCAGTCGGCTTTGCTGATCCAGGTGGTTGTGAAGCTGCTCAAGGAACATGACCTGTTGCTGCTTGTAGGCCATTGCGCCGCCACCGAACAGGCCGCCGATAATGCCGCCCGCCACCGTACCGACCCCTGGCGTACCGACCGCGCTACCTATCGCCGCGCCGGTCGCCGCTCCTGCCGCCCGACCACCAATCGTTCCAGCCATCCCTGCCGCAGAGAACGCCAGATTACTGCCTAGCCCACCGACTTCATCAATCTTGACCCCCGGCATGAAATAGGCTTCGGTGCCGGGTTTGGCTGCTGCTTTAGCTTGTTCGGCAGCATAGCGGCGGTTTTCTTCGTCTTTTGCCGCAGCCGCCGCCCGCCACTCGTCCCGCCAGTCGTTGCTTTGGAACGGATCACTATCTTCCGCTAGTCGCGCTACAGCGGCCTTACCTTGCGTCCATAGATTGGATGGAGCTAACTCATTGCCCAACACTTTCAACCCGGTCAGCGGCGCATAGGTGCGCGGCGCATCGGCGGCGGGCTTCCCTTGGGCCTGCAATGCCGTCCATTCTTCCGGGGTGTACGTTGGCCCCATCGGCGGCAAGGCTTGTAAGCCACGGGGCTGCTGCATCTGTTGAAGGTTTTGCTCAAGCTGTTGGTTGATCGCGGCGAACGGCGATGGGCGCACAGCGACCGGGGCGGCAGGAAGGGCTGGCGTAACGCCAGTCGTGTCATCCTGCGGCAGCGAGTCGGGATTAACCAAATTAGGATCGTCGTACCAAGCCATGAGGGTCTACCTTTGTTCAGGCAACAAAAAACCCGCTAGGCGGGTCTATTTTTAAACAGATTTAAATGACTGCCATATCTTCTCATCAAGAAGGGGATAAGTCCCTAGCCGACAAGAAAGTTGAAACTGTCCGTTCGGCTCTTTAGTTTCAGCGTCAAGCACTGAATTTATTTCGTAATGCGTATCAGTTCGCCAAAACAGAACAGCCGGACCATCACCTTTTGTTTCAGCCAGCGCATCACGGATGGTCTTTAATGCGGCATCCGCTTTTATCGCTAGTTCTACCGGGCTTGGGGACACAAACGAAAAGCTACGGTAAGGGATTCTGTAGAGTTGTTCCTTGTTGTTATAAGGAAACTCAAAGTAGGCCATTTTCGGGCCTATGATTTCGATGATCTTTCTTGGGGTAATCGCTACTTCTGAAAACCGGGTTGACAGCGTGAAATTCAGCCATTCCCGATGTTCTGGTCTACAATCTTCAAAGTCCAGCGTCACCGACTTGAACCCAACCCCGCAGATCGCGAAACCGGGGCCGAAGTAACGGGATGTTCCATCAAGAAGAACGGCGATCATTACACATCCTCCTGCTTGATAAAGTCGCTTTCATTCAATAGCTCCCACGGTGAACGATAATGCAAAAGATAATAATCATGGTATGCAGACAGCATTTTCTGATATTCGTCGTCGATCAATAATTCAGGTCGGGCTACGGATACATCAGGATGAATCGGAGCGCCTTCATTGGCAAGCGGGTAAAGGCCAAATCCGGTCATAGGTTTTCGCCGTAGTTGTTGTAAGATAGCCTATTCTACGGCGATTCGGGGTAGGATGCAAGGTTATTTGCCTTGGTCATCCGGCGCTTACTGACTTAACGCATCGACATAATCAATATAAGGGACAGTTCTTACTTTCCCGTCCGGGTAGACCATATCAATCATTCCTGCCGTTTTAGAAGCGTAAGGAGTCGCAAATTTCGGCGGCTCATTGGTCCTTGCTCCCGCACTCAAAACCCCTAAGTTGCTCGTCGCAAAATCATCCCACTGATTTTTCGATTGTATTCCAGCAGGCGACTCTGTTGCCCACTTCCTGAAATGATCCTTCATAAAGTTATCTTGCCGACTAGCGCGATCATGTGCGGATTGCTGCTCGGCGCGTCTTCCTTGAGTCAGCATATTCCCTTGATCCACCATCAACTTCCCGGCGTTGTTTGCTTCCGCCGCAGCCGCCTTGCGTTGCTCCAGTGAAAGCTGCTGGTTCCGGTAATTCTGTTCCTGCTGCATCTGCATCTGCTTCAACGCAGCCAATACGGCCTGCTGTTGCTGGTGCTGCTGTGCGGCATCGTACAGTTCGCCGGTCTTGCGGCTAACCCCATACGCGGCTTGACGGGCTTGGTTCGCGTCGATCTGCGCAACCTGCTGGCGTTCGGCATCGGACAGGCCGGGGGTGACGCTGAAAGTTCCTTGCTGGCGGTTGGGGTCGGACTTGCGAACACCAGTCATCCAGCCCTTGCCCGGAATTTCCACCTTGTATTCTTCCATGCCGTTACCAAGGTCAGTCGTCTTGCGGAAAAAGGGATTTCCCTTATAGTTTCCGGGCGCTGCCTGAAGGTTATCGACTTGGGTAAATCCTTGGTTAGCGACTAAATCAGCACCTTTAGTTCGGTTCGCTAACCCCGCCTCAACTGACTTGTTGCCTAGATAAGACAAAGCTCCGTTGGTTTCGGCGGCTGATTGCCCTGGAGCCTTTGATGGCAGTGCCGGATCGCCAAGATAAGACAAGGCTCCGTTCGTCTCTGCGGCTGGCAACGGGGCTTTGGGACTCCCTGGATCGCCAACAGCAGCGTCGGAATGGTTGGCAGCTTGTTGCGCCTGAAAATCACGGGCGGCCTGTTCCGGGCCTTTTGCTAATCCTGAAGAAAACCCCGATACGGCTTCTCCTGAATAGTTAGCGACATTATTTGCACTGGTTAAAAAAGGTTCAATAACATTTCTTGAAACATAGTCGGTATAGCGATCAAGCCCGCCACGAATAGCAGAGCCTACCCCAACCCCGCCGCCACCCGCTTTGTTGTAGTCGTTCTTTATATCCAAAAAAGGTTTGGCTACCGTACTGTCAATAATGTTACTTACTGGATTTTCAGCAGTTCCGTTAATCGCCGCTTGAGTGTACGGAGTTACCGGAACAGTCACGTTATTGGTTTTGTTGAAAAAATCCTGGACTTTCCCAAGCCAACTCTGCTGTTGCTCGTTTTGAGTAGCCATCGTCCTTCTCCTTAACCAATCCCACGCATCGAACCGAAAATGCTGGACGCTTGGTTGTACTTGTCAGTTTGAGTTGGATTCACCGCAGCGACGGTCTTTGCAGGTTCAGGCTGCGCTGGAACGGCGGGCGTTGCTGCGGGCGTCGGATTCGTCTGGAACATGCTGAACAGCCCTTTCAGCACATCCGGGCTGATTCCGCTGTTCTGACCACCAAACATCGCGGGCAACGATCCGGCGTTCAGCGCGTTCATCTGTTGCGCGTAGTCATCGCCCTGCTGCTTCATCTGCGACAGTCCGGGCATCATCAAGCCCTGAGCGGCCTGAATCTTGGCTTCACGCTGCGCTTTGGTCAGCCCGCTGCTATCCGCCGCTTCCCGCATCAAATTGTCGTACTGCGAAGCGCGGCCCGCAGCATCACCGGCCCCATCGGTCGGACGGCTGAACGGGTTGTAAGACGGGGCGGATGGGACGCTGCCAGAGCTTCCGGGCGTGGGAAGGGCGGAGGTCGGGGCATTCACTTGGCGCATCTTCGCCGCTTGCGCGTTCATCTGGTTGGCAAGAGTCATATCATTGCCGTAGCTGTTGGTCTGTCCATTAGTGCCAGAGCCTAGTGTTTGCTGTTCACGCCTAACATCGGCTACCGGAGAAGTAGGAAGAGACGGGGATGTGGTCGGCTGGTTGGTCGGCGTTGCGCCCATAATTTGTGTCCAATAATCATTAGAGGGCATCGCGGCCTCCTTAATCTCAGTCATTAAAAAACCCGCCGAAGCGGGTGGGTGTTTGTTAGATTTCGTAATCGTCAAAATTAGGTTCTTCGCCTGCGCTCTTTCTCACACACCAGTCAATGCGCCGCTTAATATGCTCTAAACAGCGTTGGTATGCAGGAGCATCTAACTCATCATAATCATGGCGGTGCATCATCAATTTTGGATTGTAGAGCAACGTGACTGTGTTGTTGGTAAAGTCCATCTTTAAATGGAAGGCTTCAATGGCGCTTAAATCAGCCGCGCCCTTTACCCCAAATCCAGCGAGAGCTACATCTTCCTCAACCGATTTGTTAGGCGTCACATCATTGATCATACTAATCTCCACTATTGACGACAAAACAGGCCGATACCATTCATCAGAATCTCCGCGAGATACCCCGGCGTTTACGCCGGGGAGGGATAGCGAACCGTGCGAAGCGCGGTCAGCCTTTTGGTATTTCTGGACATAAGTTTTTTGAAAGTATTCTGTATGTATGTTATAATTTTTCATACAACATACCGAGGATAGAATTATGCTGACCAACGAACAGCAAACCGCAAGGCGACAAGAACGTAAACGTAATGGGTTGTGTACGAGATGCGGTAAAAAAAGAGAAGATGAATTTTATATATGCAAGGAATGTAGAGATAAGCATAACGCATGGTGTAAAAAACCAGACGTTTATCAAAGAAGAAGCGAACAGCAATCTAAATGGGCTAAATCCGAGAAGGCAAAGCCAGTTTTGAATCGTAGAGATAAAAAATACTATGATAAAGTTAGAGAGGATGTATTTGAACACTACGGAAAATCTTGCGCGTGTTGTGGAGAGCATCGTAATGAATTTCTTACTATTGATCATATCAATGGCGGAGGTAATAAGCATCGGAAGGAGATATTTGGCAAACAAGAAGGAGGAAAAAGGTTTTGGGCATGGCTTAGATCGAGTAAATTTCCTGATGGGTATCAAACTCTTTGCTATAACTGCAATATGGCTAAGCATATTTATGGAGAATGCCCCCACCAAGCCAACGCAGACTGCAACGCCGCTCTCAACATCGGGAGCAAGGCTACCGTAACAAAGCCAATGTTCGCGCATCAGTGTGTCCCTGGTGCAGTGGAAAGCCTCGCCCTTTAGGGCGGGGAACCGTTACTAAGCTACTGGCATGGTGGGTTTCAAATCAGTAACTATGCCCAATCTTGAACTCGATAAATCCAGCATCAACCAAGTCTTTGCACAAGCCAAGCACCAATGCCTGATTCTGCATAAAATCACCTTTCACATAGAAGGTGATAACGCCATTTCCCTCACTAAGAGTCCTGGCCTTAACCTTGGATCGGTCGCCGCCTTGGTTGATCTCCTCTCTCGTGTCAACTTCGGCAGTAATTATGTAACTCATGGTATTCTCTCCGTTAGGTTTGACAGCTTTCTCAATTTGCCGAATCTACATCATATCTGCGGAGACTTCAACTTTTCAGAACGCATCATTGCCGTATCATACCCGGCCATGATTGCGTTGGCGAACCATGCTACTGCCGTTTCATAATCAAACGACGGATATTGTTTTAAAAATTCATCAGCCCATTTTACGGCGTCCATCGTATGCGGCCAATCGCCACGATCAATAGCCAGCAACATCTCCAAATACCCCGGCAACTCGTCATCAATCACTTTGTTAGGCGTCACATTATTGACCACGATACCCTCGCTATAGACGACAGCTTTCTCAATTTACCGAAAATACACGATATTCGCGGAGACTTCAACCAATTTCTACACTAATCATCCATCCACGATCCGACCCGTCGAGTGTTGACATACGGGATTGATCGGATGGTGGTATCCAGATTCGCATTCCAGCGCCGCGCTTCAAGGGTCGCGTAATCCACGGGCGGGCCGGCCATCTGGTTGAACTGGTTTTCGTGAAACGCGGCATGGCGGGGATCATAGGTATCCGCATCGCGCTTCTGATAAGCCCGCGCCATTGCGCCTTGCACCAGTGTTTCCTGTAACAGACTGTGCGGCTCAGTCAGTACATCATCCCGATACGACAGAACAACACTGGTGCTGGCTCCGCGCTTATCGAAGATAAATTGCGCCAGCGGCAGACGGTAGACCGCCAACAGCAGCGAATCATCAATCAGCGGCACCGGAACCAGGGTGATCTTCCCCGGTTCGGCGTCTTCGCAATAATAAAGCGGCGTTCCAGTCGTGGTCTTCCACGCATCAATCCCGGTCGGATTCATCGCTCCAACCGCCCATTGCCGCAAGTCGCGCACGGTGGTTTTTTGCAGCGACTTCCCGGTAGACGCTAAGACCACATCTTCAATACTCAGAATCCGGTTGTCCAGCGTGTAGTCCGTCGTGCCATCGGCGACAGTGATCGTGCAGATTGCAGCGGTGGTGCTATCCCGATAAGGCCGACGCAGGGCGATTTCCCGATGCGCCCAGTTGAAAAAGTTTACTACCTCCCGATTTTTCCAGAGGCATCCCGAATCCGCCGCTTCCCAATAATAAGTATTGCCTACCGGAATCGTGCCTGCATCGCCGCCCAAATCATCAGTGCGCAGCCGAAAATCGTCAATCAGTTCCAGTAAAGTCATCTAAAATTCCTCGAAAATCGCGCCAGCCACGCCGTCAAATCACCCTGACCGGACGAAAATTGAATTCGTCCTTAAAGACTACAGTAGGGGCATCTTCTTCTTTGGCATCGTTCAGTGTGGTTAGAAGTTCTGATTCCAGTTGATAGCTAACTCCATCGAACAGCGCCATATTGATGTTTTGTTTCGACCTTTCAACTGTCGCATTGACACAGGGAGCGCCTATATTACCAATCAAACTCTCATCGCTGACTGATGCTATGGCGTGATCCGTATCCCGTACCGCTAACGATCCTTTGTCCCGCATGGTCGGAAAACAGTCTTCAGGTTCGACATTCCATTCACGCCATACATAAGGGGTATATGAGTGAACATCCTCGCTCCAGGCCATCGTGCCGGGAATAATGTTTTCGTAAACGTCATTCTGACTAAACATTCGCGGCAATAGTTGCAATGGAGCGCCCCGATTAACAAGCCCGCCAATCGAATACTCATTCGCGTTAGGGACTATCTTTCTAGCGACTTCCTCGTTGTCGTGTACCGCTATAATCGCCGATTCTTTATGTTTATTTTGTAAGGCAACTTCCGATAAAATCCAGCCTGAATAATAAAGCCAGTCTTCATCATCATCGTGTAAATCCACTTCATCTTGGATAGGTGTAATATCAGCGGTAATTGTCAACTTATTATAAACAGCGGATCGCGTTCTAGCATCAACATCAAGCAGCCAAACGCGCTCTGTGCGGATTGTAGGAATATCACTTTCTGAAAATTCATAATTATAAGTTGCCGGACCACTGCTGACATCCATCAGTTTTAGTATTGTTCGCTCGTAAGTGTTATTTTCGTTGTCAATTCCGCCGAATGCAGTCACTAAGGGTTCATCATTCACTGACAGAACCCATTCAGTTGCGATAGTCCATGAATTTATAAATGTTATTGCTGTGCCGAATTCCTGTGTAGGCCCACTCCACAATAACTTTAACGCTCTATTACCAAAATTATATGAACGAGTATTTGTGTTAAATGTAAAATCAGGCTGTGGGTTTTTTAATTCCTGCATAACCTCCATTTTTTCATTATCGAATGAATAATCAATAGCCACAAGACGTTTAGCAGTAAAGGTACTTTGATAGACTTTTTCCTGGTTGGTGGTTGGAGAGAAGGACCGGGTAGAACGCATCGGTATTAACCCAAACTCGATAATAGCGCCTTCTATCGGCGCACAGACCGGAGTGATAAAGCGGCCGAAGATAGGCATATACAAACTCACTATATCTTCTGCGGTCGGTGCTGGAGATCCCGCTTCAAAATATTTTACATGGCCCGCTGCTGCCCACGGTTCAGTGTAATAAGGAGAAGTGATAATAAGTGTATCTGTAAACGAATTGACAGCAGAAACAAACCCGCCAATTTTTTCTGTGATGTAGTCATAATCGATTGATGTGGGTGGAGTTGTTGTACACCTTGCTTGCTCCCTCGCTAAAATATTTTTAGATACAGTCAGCACTTCACCCATCACATCGTCTAAAAGTAACCATCGCGCACTAGCATCTGATCCACCCCACCATTCCACATACCATTCTTCGTAAGTTGATTCGCTGGGTAACGCTGTGCTGGTGGTTTCCGGCAAATCAGCCAATAATGCCATCGGTGCATCAAACTGTCGTTCGGTAGAGTTGTCGGTGACACTGTAAAAATTACCTCCATCAAACGCAGCTATCGTTGCCTCATGGACATAAAACTGCCCTACATAACCCTCTAATACCGTACTGGCTTTGTTGCCGAGTGGGTTGAAAAACCAAGGCGCTTTGAAGGTGCTAGTTTCTGCAACGATAACCCCTATCTTAGTCCATGTAAGAGGACCAATAGCTCCGTGGCGAAATGGAGAGCTAATAAAAAACGTGGCGTGTTTTGCGTTGTTATTCGCCCGGTTAATTAAATTGGTGAGTTCGTTATCATTAGGATCATCTACCCAAGTCAGATCGATGTACGACACATAAATAAAGCGATCATCAATGATTGCTGCTCCTACAACATTGTGATCAGTGGGAATCGCAACACCTTGATAATATAAATCAGGAAGACCGGAGTTAGCGAAAACCGGTTCCCCTGCTTCATCTAAACGTAAAAACCGCCCGCCACATTCCAGGTCTTCGCTGGTAGAAAGCCGATAACGACACGGCATCCCATGATCCCAACTCAATGCGACCGGATGATAATCCAGATTACTGTTATAGACTAATCGACCCCACCAACTAACAGGTCCAGCTTTCAACGTAGAATTGGCGTAGTTCTTAGGATTTGGCTGGGTTGCGCTCCAGCTAAATACGGTGCGAATAAACACAGCTTCCCACGCCAAAAACAGATCATTGGGATCACCAATGAACCCACCTAACACAAGTTCTTGTCCAGAAGCGCCTGATAACAACGGATTGGCAAAAATCCTGATCGTGTTCAGAGCGTAATTACGGATGACCTGAATCCTCGCGCCATCGGGTAACGTGATGGTGCGAGTGCCGTAAGTTACCCCGCCTAACTGCATAAAATTAGCCAGCGCACCTAATAATTGTTGGGCAATCGGCAGATAGAGCCGTGCTGCTGCTTCATCGCCAGATAATGTCTTGGCGGCGGATTGATCCCCTAATCTGCCCTTAGCATTTTGTCGGGCGTTCGTACTGACGAGCGCCGTCTTGAGCCAGTCGTGCATTAGTATTGATAGCTATAAGTCGTTGAGCAACTACTGGAATTACCCTCGGAGTATCCACTACTCATTGATGCGCCGACATTGATTGCTCCCATCGCCGCGCCGGATAATTGAGCGCCGACCGTAGCAATGCCGTGCAAGGCGTTCATCGTGATTTCGGCGGTCCTTAATAGCTTCTGCTGATCCAGTTCGCGGTCTTTCATTCGTAGATCGACTTTGAGCTTGCTGGTATCCAAATCAAGTTGCTCTAATTGCATGAGTGGCGCAACCCGCCAGTTCTCCATCTGGCCTTCCGTTTTGTACAAATCAACCTGAGAACCGAAAATCTTTAGGTCGGTATCGACAAGCTGAACTTGTGTTTGTAGCTTAATTTTGTACAGCTCCAGATAGGCGTTGAGCCGATCCAGCTGGGCCTTGATGACCATACCCGTTGCATTACCCATTTCACCAATGGCCTTAGCCGCTGCCGCCCAGGCTTCAATGCGGGCCTTGTAGACTTCAATCAGCGCGGTCTTAATCTTGATCTCAAACTCTTGCCAAGCGCCCGCGATGGATTTAGCCAGTTCTTGCCGCTTGAGATAGTAGTCCTGTAATTCCTGGCGGTATTTAGCTGTCATCTCCATAGCCAATTGCCGGGTTTCCCGTTCCCATTTCACCGTCTCCACCAGAATATCCCGATTTAATGCGCCTTTTTTGTCCCGCGCTTGCTGCTGTACCAGCCATAACCCGGCTTCCAGCGGACCACCCGGCAGGGTAAAGCCGCGAGCCAGCCACGCATTCATCGCTTCATCCTGCGCCCGTCCAGCCTGTTGATCCTCGGTAGCAAACGCCCGTTCAATCAGAGCATTGCGGGCATCTTCCGGCATTCCGATACTCTCTGGGTTGTTCAACCAGTCCTCAAGGGTGGTTTCAAACCCGGCCATCATAGCAGCGATGGTGGCGTTTCCCGCTAAAATGTCCCGCACTTGCTCGGTTGTGCTGGTGTAATACTGATTCAGTAACAGCAAGAAGCGATCTTCAATCGCCACGTCGGGCGCTTCGGGAATGTCCGCTAATAGTTGCTGCAACTGATCGATTAGATCGTTGAGCAGCGGGTCTAAATCCTCCAACCCTTCCAACAGGTTTTCGGGCGGCAGTTCCGGCAAAGTCAGCGCCGTATCCAGGATTGGCGCGTGAACCGGCTTGATGTACTCAATGGTGTGATCCGGATCAACAATGCCCGTGTCGTTACCGGAACCGCCACTACCAACCCCGGAATCAGACGGCCCAAACTGATCGCCGAAAACAGTTTGCATCTCCTTAATTGCGTTCATCGCCTGATTATAGGCGTTACTGCCATACGAGCGCAGGACATCGATCTGGCTGGAGACGATGGAGTAAGTGACGTTGCCGCGTTGATGTGAGCAAGTGCCAGCCATATAATTCTCCTACCGCCGCCGTGACAGCGGGACCGGATTGACCCGCAGTTCATCAATTTCCGCTGCGCCTGTGCCGCGCAGTCCAATCGTCCAGTACACGGACTGATAACCTTGGCCCACCTTCACCACCCCATCACGGGGATTGGTGCGGGTCAGTGCCGGGTATTGATAGTGGGCTTCCTGCTTGACCCCGTAGCGGTCGCTCACCACTTCCAGTTGCACCACATCCGCCGTCTTGCCCAACACATTCACATCCCGAATCCGCTTGAGAAGGTCGGTTCCGAAATGTGTCATCCCGCTTCGCGCCGCCCACTCAATCGCCGTGCCGTCGTCGGTCGCGCTATCCAGGGCATACAGCCCGGTATCCGTCGCCAGATACAGCGTTCCGTTGCATTCCGCCCCGGAATTCACCACGGGCGTCATGGTGTAGCGGCTAACCGCGCCCGTGTCGGCGTTGATGACCCAGACGCCGGCACCGCCTCCGGTTTGCTGAATCAATAACAGCGAATCGTTCAAACCGATGCCGCTGGTGAGAACGCCTACCAGTGATAACCGCCCGCCCAACACATCATCCAGCCCGATGCCGCTGGTCAGGATCGCGGTGAGTTCGCCAGACAGCACTTCACTGAACGTCATCGTGCTGGTGAGTGGCGCGGCGATTGTCACCGTACCACCGATGACATCGTTAAACCCCAGTTCGTCGGATTGGTCAGCAACCCATCCGTAGCTGATTGCGTCGCTGAAATTCAGGGTATCCGAGAAACTGCCAGTAATCGCCAACACACCAGATAGCGTGTCAGTGAAAATAGCGGAGTCAGCCAGCGGCGTTAAATCATCCCCGCTGATCGCATCGTCAAACCCTAACCCATCAGCAGGGAGTGTGGCAGTTACATCACCAGCAAGAACGCCGTCCAGCCAATCGCCCCACGAGTCCAGCAATAACGACAAATACCCTTCATCGTCAAAACTGCCATGCGCCATAAATGGCGCGGATCGACCAGCGGGGCGCATCATCCACATGAGATTATTCCTCGAAAACGATCTCAGGAATAACGCTAATACTCACGGTGGCGGTGACTTCAATCCCCAACCTTCCCGCGCCCGGTACGATAATTTCTTCACCGAAAGGGAAAATCTCATAATAGCCGGACTGCGGATGCACCTCACGTTGAGCTAATACCGCGCCCGCAGTTGGTTCCGCAGAAGCGGTATGTTGCGCCGTCGATTGGATGGTTTCGGTGTACACCTCCAAGCCAATCGGAGTATGAGAGGTCATGGTGCCAGCCGTAGTCTGGCGCAACAACCGCACTTTAACCGGCGCATCGGTAGAAGCAATGCCTTTGCAGAACACGCCCCACTTCTTGATCAGCAACCGCTGATTAGTGGGCGCAGCAACCTGCAAAATTGTTTTCGCGCTGGTTCCGCTGGTGATCTCACCAGGGTTAGCAACAAGTTTTATTCCAGCCATGAGAGTTATCCGTTGAAGATAGTAGGGTTGAACGTCTGAATGATGGGCCGGTTTACGGCATTAAGGTGATTAGCGCGATGTTCAAAGTAGGTAGGGAGTGGTACGTCTGGTGGAGTGAAATCGGTTGTATAGCGGGCAACGCCTTTGGTAATACGCAAACTGCTCATATAACCATAAAAAAAACGGTTATTATAGCCACCACCATTTCCGCCAATTTTGATAGTCTCTGTTGCGTTGGAATTATCAAGATTATGGGTACCAGAAGCGCCTTGAACTCCGTCTACAAAAATTTTGACAGTTCCAGAAGAGCGAGAATAAGCAACATGGGTCCACGTATTCAGCGGTACAGCAATCGTGCTATTTATGCCCGTAGTGCCATTCCAAACTTGCGGAACTGCCGTGGCGTAGTTTAAAGAAAAGAACAATATCCCCGTACCTGACAAGGTGCCAAAAATAGTCATGTCGTTATCAACGTCCCCACCGGGGCGGTTAGTGTTATAAACCAGCGCCTCTACAGTGTAGTCACCCGTATTAAAACGAAAATCAACCGTGTTGGGAATCGTTAAATAATCCCCAACCCCATCAAAATCGCCATTCCCGCCCGCTTCCAGCGTAGTGCTAATCTTTGCATTACCCAGCACGGTTGCTGTTTTAGGCGACGGCGATTGGTCAGTAAACGTCGTAGACCCGTCACTGCCGGTCATCGGCAGCAACAGGCTCACCTTGTTATAAAAAATATCGCCTGCCATTGTTAAACGTCCGTCGCGGTAATCTGGTACTTGATGCCGAACGTATCGCCGGATTCAGCCAGACTCCGCACAGCAGCATATTTGGCGGCGCTCAATAACACGCCACTGGTGGCGCTCTTGGTGCTGACTGACAGAATGCCCGCGCCCCAGATGCTCAGTGCGCCAGTCGCAGTAATCACTGCCGGGTTGCTATAGTTGTTGGTAACACCAGCAGCCGGGGCGGATTCATTGAAGGCAACACGAGTTGATTCTGAATAACCGGTAATCTCAGTCGCCGTTGCCGTGAAGTTCGCCGCAGTCCAACTCGCAGTTGGGGAGATATTGCCGCTGTAAGGCGCGACATACCACGTTGTATTCTGACTACCGCCCGCAACGGTCACACTAAGGACATGGGTCAATCCTTCCGTAGTCAGCAGATTCTTATCTTCTTGCCAGCCCAACCCATCGGGCGCGAAGTGTGTATGCAGGCCCGCAAAACGCATCTTACCGACCAGTACATCACCATCGTCGTTATGCTCCCAGCGCCGGTTGCGAATCAGACGAAGGATGTCATTAGCCCATGCGGGTTTAAGCTGACTGAGTTTCATTGCTTTCTACCTTAATTTGCTTGAAGAAATCTTTTGGACAGCCAATCGCCGCCCGTGCTTGGACAATACAACCACACGCGCCGCAACGATCTTCGGTACGTTGATAATACAAACAACGAGTCCGGCAATAGGCTAGTCGTTGTTTGTAAGCGTCAGCTATTGAGCGCAAACCCATTTGCTGCTACCTCGCTGACTGCGCCATCGACGGCAATCAACGGATTGGTTTCCTCATCGCTACTCGCCATCACTAACACTTGCCGCTGGCCTTGATATTGGCGGAACGCCAGCCCGGCGCGGCTGTGCTGGCCCATCGAATAGCGTTGTTTGTGTGGGTGGACAAGCATCCCGCCCGGCTTGCCCAGGCACAGATAGCCATCGTTATCCAGCCAGACCGCTTGTTTGGCAGCAAGTTGACCCTCCCCTGTAAAGACATCGAGCGGCAAGTCGTGCGCTGGACTGCCGGGGACAGCGCCAACCGTGGACACCAGCCGTTGCGTCATTTGCGCCGGATCAGTGCCGCCCAGGAACCATACACCGCCAGAAGTGGCGACATAAAGCCCGTCTTCGGCGGCATCCAGCCCGGCGATGGGTTCAGGGAATGAGAAATAGGAATGTGGGAGAATCCAGTGCGGGGAGAGGTGCGAGGTGTATTGCAGGACCGATCCGGCAGCAACCCACAGCCGGCCTTTAAAGCTACAAAGCGCCTGCCCTGGTGGCGGTTTAGCGGCAAACAAGGATTCCAGTCGCTTACCTAAATCCGCCTTTCCCAGTGTCGCGCTTTCGCCACTACCGAGAGTTGCCGCTAGTCGCAACTCATCGCGCCCGCCGTTGGCCGCTGATCGGTAGACCCGAAAGCTAGACCCAGTCGGAACCGTGATGTTAATCCCGCCATTCTGCGCGACCGTGACCGCTACCGGATCAGAAGCGCCAGACTCTAGCCCGCTACTATGAACAGCGGTCATCGTTACTTGATAAATACCCGCATCCAACCCACCTACAGATGAAGTAGTCGCTTGAGTCAGTGGTGGCAATGCCATACCCCAGATCGTTGCGGTCGCGCCGACGATCCGGCCTTGTTGATAAGGCGTTGTCCAGTACAATTCTTCGTTATGGATGGCGTACCGCACTGGTGCATCAGGTGAAAGAGTCACCAGCGCCGTAAATACGCCGCCGACGTAATACCCTAACACCCCGTCCTTAACCGCATACAACCGCCCTTGATACTGAATCAGCGAATGCCACGCGCCGGTCAAAAGCTGTCGCAACCCTTGCCGAACCAGGATATTCCCTTCTCGGGTCGCATCAACATTATCCAGCACCCGCCAAGCACCATCCGGCATATCTGTTTCGCGGGATCGGTTATCCAGTCCTGCAGAAAAAGAGAGCGAGACAACCGGATTAGGCGCAGCCTGTTCAGCCATTAGTCCCCCGATACTGATTACACATCAGCGGAAACTCCGGTTCGTGTCGCTCACACCACGCATAACGCTTGTCGTTACTAATCTGCATCGCCCGGCAGCGATAACATGCCAGCCGTTCGTAGGGTGTCAGCAGGTCTATTTTGGCGGGTTCTGGATCGGTCACGGCGCATACCGGCAAGGTTGCGGTTCTTTCTCTAACGCCTTCACTCGTTCGCACAACACTTGACCATCGTGCGCTGTAAAGCGCGGGCCTTTGTTTGCGAACCGCGCCATCTGATCAGAGAACTCCATGTAATGAACGATCTGGAAAGTGAACATCCCAAACAACAGGAAGAAGAACAAGAGAATGGCTTTCATTTCATCCCGGCTCCGTGTTCCAAATACCGCTGGACAATCCACCACAGCAGTATTCCGCCGCAAGTAATCCCAATCCAGGCCGCTTTACGCACTCCGCCCATGAACTCAGCAATATTGGTGTTCTGTGCTCGAAGCTCAATGAAGGCTTTTTCGAGGGCTTGCAGTCGCACATCTTGTCCATCAATCATATCAAGAACACGTTTTGAGTCATCGAAATGCGCTGCGATCCGACCATTAATATCGGCGCTGCGAATCGCGGCCCTCTGATTATCTTCGTTATTTCTTGACACCAGTTCACTAAGTTGATCTAGCTTGGCCTCAAGACGCGCAATCCGATTTTGATCAGTCGGACTGCGCTTCACGAGACTGTCTTGAGTGATTTCCATTAGAACAGCACCGGCAGAATCATCTCTACTGCGTCATGAATCTGTACGGCCACAGCTAATGGTGTGCCGATGACCAACACAAGGCCAATCGCAAATACGCCAGCGACCGCCGCTAGATCAAGGATCGTTCTCAAAATACACCGCCTTTCTGACAATCGTTGATTGAGTCTTGACTCCAATTGTCCCACTGCCATGCCCAGAGCATTGCAGCAACAGGTATCGCAGCAGGGCCACTCCCGGCCATGATGCCAATGTTCCACAACGCCGCGCCACTCCCCAACAACGTAGACCACATCAGTAGCGGCTCACAGGTTTCTTTTGGCGTGTATTTGATGGCTTCATTCACGCCGAGCTTTACAACCAGCATCACCGGCCAGTTCGCGCCGCCCCAGACCGGATTACCTTCAATCGCTAATCCAGTTTCCATGAATACGGCGGTCGTAGTCACATCGGCCATCTGTGCGTAATCGGCTGTCGCGCAGCCAGAGAGGGCGAGAACCAAAGCAAGAGCAGTTCGTTTCATTCAGCCCTCAGATATAGCATCCAGATGGTAAAGGCGATCCCGGCGACAAAGCCGAGAGTGAATATCGCTGCGGTCAGTAGCATACTCATTTTAATTCCAGCGCGGTCACTTCATCGCCGCACAACAGCGCGGCGCGAAGGGCTTCAATCGTCTCAGGACTCAGCGGCTCCATGCCTTTCTCCGCCGCCCGTCCGGCAATCGCGGCCTGCCATTGCGCTGAATCGCGGCCAATCACAATCGACCGCATTTGCTCAGTGAATGGTACGTTGGCTACAACGTAATCGCCGACCGTCTGTTCAGTGCTGAATGTGAGTGAACCGCCGCTGTCTGGGTCAATGATTGCCCCTAGGGTGTTCGCTTCGTCGATAAGAGTCAGCGGAAGGGCGAGGGCGAGGCGTTCAGTCCACATTAGAGAATTTCCTGAATCACGGCGTTATCTACGGTTCCGGCAAACGACGCATCGCCTCTGAATCCAACCGTGGTTGACGTGGTTTTCATGGCGTATTTTGCGGCAGTTTCCGTTGCGGCAGTCGCGCCGATTTGCGCCGTTCCATTGTATGCGCCTACGGTTCCAGCAGTTCTGGTTATATCGGCTGTCACCCGGTACTGATTACCAGAGACGCCCAATGTTTGAGTGAGATTGGATGCTGTTCCGGCTGATTTAGCGGCAGTTCCGTCAATGCTCCACCCGGTTCCTTTAGTCCAATCAGTGTCCGTAGCGAATGAGCCGTTGACAGCGAGATTACTCCCTAGACTCGGCACACTACGTTGCATGACTCTTGTCACCAGCGCCTTTTCTGCTACGGTCAATGCGCGGTCAATGATCAGCACGTCTGCATTGTAGCCATACGCCGGACAGATATTGTACGTCGCGCCGACAGTTTGAGACTCTAATATCGAGACACCTTCCGGCGTCACCGTCGCAACAGTACAAGCACTGCCAAGTGCGCCGCTGAATGTAGCGGTGAGCGCCCCGGTCGCAGTGTTGCTGTCGTACCAGTATTTGTTGGTGGTGGGAGTGAGGCGGAGGTAGGGTTTGTTGGCTGTTGTGGCTTGTATGGCGTGATTACCGGGGAGACAATCGGCAGCGCCCGTGATGATTTTTTGATAAGGGGTTGCAGATGCGCCGACTTCGAGTTGAGCGCCCCAAATATACATCCCAGAGGCTCCATCGCCTGTATAACTCCCCGTTCGCAACCCAAAAAATGGATTACACACAGTCTCGGAGCCGCCCGAGGTATAAGTTAAAATCAGCCTATACCAGCCATTACCGACGAATTGGATGCTAGCTGAAACACCACTATACGGAGCCACCGTTTCTGTTGACAAATTAAAAGTGGTTAAAGTGCCATCGTTTGGAAAATTTACAAAACATGTAGTTTCTTCGGCGACTTTTGCGTATATTGAATAGGTATAAGTAGTGAGTATGGATATAGCTGTATAGTTGCTACCGTAATGCCAAGACTCGTAGGCACTAGAAACCATTTTACTCGCGGACAAAGCCCCATTTGGGGCAATAGCACTAGCAGAAATGATCGTGACATTGTTTCCCGCCCACTCATTATTACTAAAATCCTCGCTGTACGTCAGCAGATTCCGTCTCGCCGCAGCAACGGTTCCTTGACTCTGGTCATACCTTATCCCAACCACACCATTCACACTCGCCGCCATAGTCCCCGCGCTGTCTTCATACGCATACGCCGGGTCGGCAGGCCAGTAGCCGCCGAGTTCGCCGTTCGAGAATAGGCGTTGCATAGCAGCAAGGTCATTAGGCCAAATACTAATCGCATCACCCCATACAGGTTTCCATAACTCAGATGTCCAGATAGGGGTGAATAAATTATTCATTGGGCAAGTTCCACTATTCCATCCGATACCGCAGCGGTAAACTGCAACGCCTCTACTCCACCGTCCAGCTTCACCACGTCATAAACCGAGAAGACGCCGGGAGTGGCAGGCGGATAAGGGATATTGTGAAATTCCCCGGTCGCTGATCCGCGCTGCTTTACCGTCACGGTGCCACCACTACCAGGAGTGATATGCAGAGTCACTGGATAAGGCACAGTAAACCCCGCCGCTTCCAATGTTTGAGGGCTACCGACCACAACAGTAATGAGTTGTGCGATGTTTTTTTGTCCGAGATTAGCCATTCTGCTTCTCCAGTTTTTCTTTAAGCTGCCCGTAGGCTATTTCTATAGCGGCATACAGTAGCCAAGATGCGACACTGACTCCCGCATCGCGCAGCATGAGATAAACCTGTTCGCGCTTCTGTTCGCCGGGAATATCCGCGCCAGTCAAGAGATACACACTCGACACGACCGCATCCCAGTCTTTAGCAAGCAGAGCGGCGATGGCTTTTTGCAGTAGAGTTATCCAAAAGGATTTCATTCGCCACGCTCGATGCCATCCGGCAGATTAAAAAATTCAGCCCAGTATTCCGGTTCGGTGCGCGGCTCGCGGATATTTCCAGGCGCTTTCAACCACCCGTGATAGTTATCGAACACGACTGACTCCACGGTGACGATCGGCCAAAGACCTATAATCACGGTTCCAGACATAGGCGGCTGTTCGGAGGTTTTGAACCAGTGGATAGTCATCTCAATATCTCCACTCGCACTGAATACCCACGCTATCGATCTCCGAACCCGCTTTGTTCAGGCCCATTGTCGGATGACACGGACTCGCGCAACTGGTCAGCAGGATAATAATGATCAGCCATAGGATCAGGGCTGCCAACAACTCGTCCGGCTTGAGCTTCTTTCTCCGCCAGATGCGTACTAACCAAGTCAATCGGTGGGAGAACGACATTAACGGGTTGCGGCTTGTGTTCATTTCGGTAGATTTCAATCGCGGCAAGAATGGCGGTGACAGCAATAATGATCTGTTCTTGCAAGGACGGGTCAATCTTGTAACCAACAATACCCGCTACCACAAACAACCCCTTCCAAGTAGAAGGTTGCTTGAGTTGACGAAGTATCCAGTTCATTGCAGTAACCCGGAATCCAGTGAGCCATCAACCCGCTCTAATTCTCGCAGCGCCTTGGAAATCTTTTTGAGCCAGCCCCACGCTTCTTCGCGCATGATGCGTTCCATATCCAATTCAATCTCCATGAATCGCTGTCCTGATTTTGGCAAGCCACTGATTGCGACTCGCCATGCCGTTTGTGCCGCCATTGATTCGGCGCGTCAACAGGGTGAAGTTTTGGGCATCGCAAATCGGATTGAGCTTGCGGGTCATCCAATACCAACAGGCCGAACGGACAGCCGGACCCGGTTCTTCAAGGAGTTCCGGTTGTTCAAGCAGCGGCAGGCCAATCCATTCACCACAGGCGGCGTAATTAGATCGGCCCGTCACTTGGATCACGCCGCGCCCGCAAAAGCGCACACCATCACCGATCTCGGTGTTACCGAGATCACGCCGACCTTCATAGCGACTCAGGTATTTGGCGCTGCCGACTTCCTTGGTGAACTGGAAACCCGCTGATTCGTGAGCGCATTGCGCCATGAAATACGCAAAGCGAATCGGGTTAATCAAATGCGCCAAGGGAACACCGACCGTATCAATCGCTTCCAGAATCCCCGGCTTGGCGCGGGGAAAGAGATCGGCTAATTCCTGTGCGGTTTTCAAGGTCAACTCTTTTGCAACACGGTGAAAGTGGCGGTGCCGCCCGTCCATCCGCTGATCGCAAAACGAATCCCGCTGGCTACCAGCGAAACCGTGCTGTTCAGGGAGCCGTTCAAGGCAAAGGCGGGGTTGCTCAATGCGGTCGCGTCGGTTTCCTTGAAGCCGCTGGCCTGCAAATCGGCGTTGGTGGTCTGCAAGGTAAAGGTCATGCCAGCGTCGGTACTCAGCACTGCGCCTAGCCCAATCTCCGGGGCGCTGTAGCGATCCAGAGGAATCCATGCGGTATCCGCAGCGGCGGCGAAGCCAACGGTGATTGCGCCCACGGAGGCAGCATCAATACTGATCCCGGTGATCGTGTTGAAGTTGATCGCAATCGTTTTCGTGGTCGCGTTCGGGCCAGTCGTGGATGTACTGATCACTTGCCCATTCCGATCCGTGCCAGTGATAGTGAAAGTCTTGGCGGATTCGTTGGAGCCAGACGTGATCGTGATATGGCGAGGGGTGCTGTTCGGGGCGGTGTAAACTCCACCACTGGCGTTTGCGCCGTTGATGGTCAGCGCCCCTGCGCCACCGGGGGTTTGTGACGCGCATACGGCATTGCCTACGGCGGCGCTCAGGGTGATGGTTTGGGTGGTCGGACGTGGCATTAAGCGACTCCTGTCTCCGTCGATGGGAGTTGGCTGTCCTCACGACAGTCAAAAAAAAGCCCCTCGAAAGGGGCAAGGAGGTTAAGCCTGGGTGACGCCGATCAGACCTTCCGGGGTACTCGGATCAGCAACGTGCATCCAGCCCTTGAGGGTCTTGGTGCCGTTCATATTGCCGACCGTAGCCACTGCGATAGTCCCTCTTGTATCGCCGGTTACATTAGTGGCGGGGGAAGTCGTCACCGCTTTGGCAATCGCCGATGGGACATCCAGTGCGTCATCAAAGAACATCGAAAGCAGATCGGACTTTTCGGCCAGCTTATAGGGCAGGCCCAACAGCGAACCAAAGCCGACGTTGATCACCTTGCCGGAATCATCGGCATCGGAGGTCAGGGCAATACTACGGATGTACTTGAAGGCTTTAAGGCCGACCACCGCAGTACCCGCAGCGGCAATCGCCAGCAGTTCAGTCATCGGCTTGAGGTATTGATCGTAGCCAGTGACCAGGACGGTGATATTGCCAACAGCGGTATTGATCGCGGCAGTCACGTTGCGTGGCACATCCAGCGGCATCACGGTTTGCCCGTTGACGGTGGTGGTGCCCAACAGCGCCGCTTGATCCAACGGAGAGGCGGGGTAGGTGTCGGCAGTAATCGTGATGGTGCTGACGTTCGGAGCTTCGGTTGCGCCCGTCGCGCCCTTGACGATGCCGGCAGCCACAGCCACTTTGGGAGCGCCAAGGTCGATCTTGGTCAGGAAGTTGACCGGAACGCCGGGTCGGCCATTTCCACCGTACACGGTCGCGTCGTAGCCAGCGCCAATGTAGTTCTGAGTGGCGCGAGTGAGAGTCTGTTTAGACATGATGATCTCCGTTAATCAGCCGCAGGGGCTGTCAACACCCTAAAGGGCAGAGTTACAGGCAATAAAAAACCCGCAACCGTGAACCGGCGCGGGTGACAGAAATTTCAACTTATTCGAAGTAAACCATATCGGCGTAGGGTTGTCAAGGGAACTAATTAAAATTTGAAAAAAATTTCAATCTAACATAATTACACCATAACAGCGTATGGCTGTCAAGGGAAGGCATCAAAATCCCCATCAGGGATACTGATGAAAAAGCCTTTCGGCTATCGCTCAGGGTCTTCCGGCTCATACCAGCCCCGTTCACGCTTCAACGAGGCGTTTACTACAGCCTCTCCACGCGCTTAAATTTCCGCCGCGCCAGCGGTATTTTTCAATCAATAAACCGCAAATTTAATAGGTACAGCAAAGACCTTTGGCAACAACTTTTTCATTACTGCAATTAGCGCAAGTCATAACTAGGGACTCCATAAAAGAAGTCCCTAGTTTACTAAACTATGTACAAAACGTCAAGTGATTATTGCTTGGTTTAATAAAAAATATAAAAATAAAACCAAGCAAAATCAATGACTTACGGTCAAGACCCTTCCGAGCCGAATAAGGCGCGCCAGTCGGACCACCCGAACTGACAACGCCGACGGGCTTTGTACATCGCGTTGCCGGTATTGAAGTCTTCTTCCATGCCGCGCTGAATGCCGACCCGATCAAAGAACTTCAAGCCGTCCATCGCATCGGTCTTCACAAACCACGCATCCGGATCGGTCAGCCGGGTCACGGTCTGAACGTCCTCGCCAATCACGCCCAGAGCGCGAATCGCGTTGATGTCGTTGTCCATCGACCCCGGACGCTGAGTAGACCGCAGCAGACGAGCGGCGGTGTAAATCAACTGCGGGGGGATGATCAGCCGCTTGGGCTTGAGCGCAATCGGCAGACCGCGGTCATCGGTGGCGGTGCGAATCTGGGTAAAGATGTCTTCCAGCGAACTTTCCGACAGGTCAGCCGGGGTCGCCAGCTTGTTCGACGCCGTGCCGCCATACAGCAGCGGGTGATCGGTCGCCAGCAGCACCTTACCATCGCCGCCGGTATAGCCGCTGGTCGTAGCGCGATTCAGCACGTTCGCGCCCATCACCTCAACCGTCTCTTTGATGGAACGGGCCAGCGCACGAGCGTAGCGCGAACCCAGTTGCATATAGAGGTTGTCTTCCAGTGCTTCCTGGGTAATGGCGAACTTCATGCCGATGGTGATCATGTTGTAGCGAGCGGTCCAGCCCTGCCGCGCTTCGTCTTCGGCAAAGGATTCACCTTCACCCTTGATCGGCGCGGGGCCAAACCCGCCAAACATCACATCTTCCTCAAACGCCTTGCTGGAACTGAAGGTGTCGAAGACCTTGCTGTACTCTTCGGGATATTCCCGATACTCCATCCCGAAATGCGCGTTCAAGCCTTCTTCAAGGTCTTTCGGGAAACTGGCGCGATTCATAGCCATGATTCAATGCTCCTGTTCGCCATCACGGCGATCAATTTGGATTAGATGCCGCCGACGCCGGACACGACGCGACCGAGGACATGTTCAGCGAACATGACTTCAATCTTGGCGTAAGCGCCATAGGCGTTGTCGGGACGGTCAACCAGACCCAATACCCGCAGCGATCCGCCCGTGGTGGCAGAGGTGCCACTGACCACGGCATAGAGGCCGCTCAGGCCAGTCAGCGCCGAACCAGTGCCGACGTTCCAATCAACGAGTACGCCGATTTCACCTTCCACGCAGCCATCCGCCTGCACTTCAAAGATGGTTTCCGGGTCGCTGACCACAAACGCCTTGATGTTGGCCTTGCCGTCCGAGACGCCGGGCCAATAGGCGCTAAAGGTGGGCTTGCCGTTGGCATCGGTATAGGAGCAACCAACAAACACACCGATATTATCGACGTTGGTGGACGCAGCCTTGGTGACGTTCTTGCCAGTACCAGTCATTTCCACCACGTCGCCGGTATAAATGGCGGTGGCGTAATCGGTGGCAATCGAAAACACATTCTGGTTGACGTTTTCCGACCCCAGAGTACGCACGGGCCGCAGCCCGAATTTGGCATCTACATTAGCCATGATTTAAAACTCCTGTCCGCTTCACAGCGGTCATTAAGAGAGAGGCCGATCAATCGTCCGCAATACGGGGACGCTTGCCGGTCGTGACCTTTCGTTCAAATTGATCCACTTCCCCAGGCCCAAATCCGCCGCCGCCAGGGGCGTTACGCGAGAGATACCGTTCCACCGCGCCGGTCTGGTTCTTGGTGAGTTGCGCTATCGCTGCGCGTTGCTTGTCGCCGCGCCGGCTGGATCGCTCCATCAGGATCATGTCGCCATTGCACACCACGTTGCCTAAGCTGGCGTGAGTGACGGTCGGCGCGAAATACCCGTTCGGAACGGTGTCCGGGTGACGCGGCTCCCAACCCTCGTTCCTTTTCCGCATCAACTGCGGAATGTCTTCTGTGCCCATCGTCATGTACCGAATCCACCGCTGATCAAAGCCGGGGCGGGCTGGGGGGGCGGAAGTCAGCGTCGAGGCGGTCCACGGCGCATCGTCATCGTCGTGGATCGGGTTGTTCTCGCGGGAATCAGCGGCGCGGAGCGTTCCGCGATCAGCTTCAATTCCGGCCAGAACCGGGTGTTCTTGTTTGGTTGCTACAGCAGCATTCGCCATGTGGTCAGTTCCTTACAGCGGGTCGTTACGATGCAGCCACGCTTTGCGGTGACTGGGGTTGCGCGGGTCCATGTTGAATTTCCGCATGGAATCGAGATCGCTATGGGTCAGAACCCGCGCTGGCTTGGTCGCAGTCCCCGGCGTCCCGGTACGTTGACCATCCGCCGACGATCCGGCCACCCGCGCTTTGGGCATGGGTTTGGCGGGAGTCGTGGGAGACTCTTTAACCAGCTTGGCAACCCTGGGGACCACCGCCCGCAGGCGCTTATCCAACTCGCTGTACATCGCCGGGTCATCCGGGGTGTAGCCTTCTTCCTGTAGTGCAGCGTCAAGCTCACGAGCGAACTTGGCGGCTGTAGGATCGGCTCCCTTCATAAACCACGGGTTTGCTTTCAACCACTGTTGCGTTCCATCAGGCAAGTCAGCCGGGACTTCTGCGGCGCTTTCACGCGGCGGTTGCTGTGGCTTCGGCTTTTCAGGCTGCTGGAACTTCTCCGCCTCGACCTTGGCGGCTTGGGAGAGGCGGCGCTTCTCGGCCAGTTGATCGCGCAAGTCCAGCATCTTGTCATGCGCTTTCATCTCGCTTTCAATATCGCCCTCTTCCTTGGCCCGCTTGTAAGCGGCTTGGGTGTCTTGGTAGCTTGCCGCAAGTTGGGCTTCTGAATAAGCGACTTGCTGTTGGAAGTCCGAAAATTCCCTGGCAGAGGTCTTGGCTTCCAGCGCCGTTACCCGCTCCTTCCAGAAATTCGTTTCCTGCTCAAATTTACGGACTTGTCCCGTCAATTTGTTAATGCGGGCCTGAACCCGTTTGCTATAACTTTCTTTGGGCGCTTCCTCATCGTCGCTGGCCTTGGCGACTTCCGATTCCTTTCCGGTATCAGGAGACTCTGGCTTGGATTCAGTCTCATCTTTCGCCGGTTCCGGCGCACTGAGATCGTCGCTGTCGTCTACAAAATCATCGGGCAACAAAACTTCGTCATCGTCATCAACGATGTTGGGCATTAAAAACTCCTGTCCGTCTCACGACGGTCATTGGGGACGTGGGAACACCACGGGCAATAAAAAGCCCGCACGGGGCGGGTTGTGTTACGAAACTTTCACTTAAACCAATCTGCAACCACTTGGTTGATCGGTCGGGTATTCATTAAAGCGTTGTAGCCGCCAAGACCACGGGAGTTGTGATCTTGTTGGACTCGATCTTTGTAGCTCTCTTTAAATCTTGGTTGGGCAAACCTTCCGTAGTCGTAACCTTCGCTACTACTGGCTATCGGTTCTCGTCCGGTTCGGGTCGCGTCAACATAAGCCCCTTTTCGTTCTGGAGTATTAAACAGTTTGGCTCCGCTTTCGCTATCCCAAGGCAATTTTCCACGGGGCTGAACAGCCTCTAATCCAGCCGCAGTCGCCATAGTCTCGCTAAAATTTCGGTGCATATAATTGCTTTTTGGATCGACAGTAGACGGCCAACCTAAATCATAGGCATCTTGGGTGAATCTTTTAACATCCCCTCGATTTTGGGCATCAAAATTTGCCGAAGCGGCGGTTATGGGTTGTGGCGCATAAGCACTATGATAAACAGCAGGTCTAGGTTTTGAACCAGCAACGATATTATTGGCGTGATTCATTTCATGGACGATAGTCTGGAATGGATTGACTTTGTTTTTAGATGCGCCAGCCCAGTCGCCTTTTGGTTGTGTTGGGTCGATATAAACTCTTGGCGGATTTTCAAGATAGGTCAGCCCAGTAGAGCCGTTCATATCGACTCCATTGTTATAAAGACGGCCAGACGGCGCTATCACCATTTGTCCGGGCCTATCATTTCCTAAAAACAACTCAGGCCGCGCTTCCAAATTGCTTCCAACCAGACCGCCCTGTTCAACAGGAAGGTTAGCGACTGCATTAAACAGATCGGCGTTTCCCCGATTCTTCGGGATGTCCGGCAAACCCCGCAAACCATAGTTAGGCGAAAGCTGAAAATCAGCGCCTAGCTTGTCCTGCATGTATTGCACGACCGGATGTTGCGGATTCTCTGGAACCGGGAGCGATGATATTTTTTCTGGAATACCCGTAGAGACAGGCGCAGGCAGCGCAGCAACGATGGTTTTTTTTGAAGCTCTGCTTTTATTTGCCATCGCTGTTCCTATAAATCCCTGTTAAAAAACTTCTAGTAGAGTTTGTTGCGCTTTAGGTAAGCGCCGTCGTTTCTTTTGGAAAGCGTTAAATTCATCTTGCCGATCCCCGCGCTGAATCTTTCCGTAGGTCAACTCAGCATGGCAGGATTTACAGATCAGCCAAACATGGTCTATTCCTGGCTGACTATTTTGGTAAAAGTGATCGAACTCTGGATTTCCTAGTAATTCAGAATTATCGCCTACAATCTTTTTCAACCCACAACAGGGGCAGCTTCCGCCCAACATCTGAATACCGCTCACGATCTCCGATTTAACGGAATCCTTGATCTTCTTCCGCCCCCGATTGGCGATCTGAAAAACATCGGAGCGCAGCGCCAGAACATCGTGTTTGATCGCGCATACGTCCATCTCCACGCGATCCACTCGGTTATCCGTTTTACCCTGCTTCTCTAATATCGCTACGATGCCCGCTGTCACCGGGGCCATCGCAGAGGCTAGGGCATCGAAGAATCGATCTTCTGAAAAAGCGATAATCGCCCCGGTCGTTTGAACTGGGACGTTCCGACCTTCCATGTGGGTCTTAACGACTTCGTTGCACCAAGCATGAAACTCAGGGGAAAGGTACTTGGCATAGGCCATAGCGATCTGCCAATGACCCCAAGTTCCCGCTTCATTACCTCTAAGTGTTTGAATTATATCGTCATGGGATTTACCCACTACGTCACATATATGAGCAACAAACTCATTCGTTGCTGGAAGCCGCGCCCAGTCGGCTGGCCTCTTGCTCGGATCGCTTCCAGCCGCCCGCCACATATCGGTCAGTGACAGCATTTCGCCACGCTGGTTGATCTGATTGTTCTGGTACACTAGATTGTTTAAAGCCATCTTGCATTCCTTATAAATGCGATTTGGTTAGTCACCCTGATCGATCTGATCCGATCAGGGTGGCGTCTACTGGCGGAAAGGGTGAGATTTGAACTCACGAACCCTGACGGGTTAGCGGGTTTCAAAGCCGCCGCAATAAGCCGCTCTGCCACCTTTCCTGAAAACTCAATAAACCGCTGTACGGATCACATCTGGATCATTCACAACCGCCAGCACGTCGTTGTCCTTCAACAGCCGATAGCGCGTCTCATCCTCGCCGTTCACTGCCTTGACATCAATCCGCATCCCGCTGTGCTTATGAAACATGATTAAGTCGCCCAACTCACACCACGGGGTATCCTGAAATTCTTTATGCCGGTAGCAGTTGTCGCCCATCGCAACCACCTTGCCGAACATATTTAAATACTGCTGTGCATCAATCGCTTCCGACGGCAGCACAATCCCACCCTTTGATTTGTTCTCGGCTTTCCGCTCTTCCACCAGCATGAAATAGCCCACTGGGTTTAACGGCAACTGGGGTTCTGAGTGCATGAGTCCTCTGTTCGCTTCACAGCGATCACGAATTTTTGGCATGAAAAACCCCGCCGAAACGAGAGGTTAGGGCGGGGAAGTCGAAAGTTTTACCAATCTATCTGATTCTTAACACATCTGATTTCGTATTGTCAAGGGTTAAAATCAGAAATCATCGGTTTCTTCAACATTTTTTTTCACTACATCATCAAAAATCTGCATGGCGTGAAGCAGGCCGCGCCGAATACCGGTCTTGAAGCGGTAGTCATCATAAGAGTCACACGCGCCATCAGCAACCGCATCGGCGTATTGCGTCCGGGCCTCTTCCAGGGCTTTCCGGTAGGCGTAGATTATATCCATGCTATGAACTCTACTCAGTGGATGGAACCAACTCCGTTCCTACGGTAAATCCTAACCCTGCGCTGCACCCGAACCCTTCGGTCGGGTGAGCTTTTCGTTAGGGGTGTTTAAGTTGGCTGCCCAAAAAATTAGCCATAAAGACGGAATAACTCCAAGAACGGACCACCAATCATCATGACCATTACTGGCCCAGAAGCTACTATTTTTGGCTGCATTGTCGCTGCCATTATTGCCATCTACATTAGGCACAGAAACGCCTTTGGCGTTGCTTCCAAGGAATTGGTGTCCGCTTTCTCGGAAGAAATCGCCGAGATGCAAAGCCCTAACAGGACTAAAGCTGTCCGTGACATCCTTGTTGAAGCGTTCCCACGACACAGCAAGGCTGTCGTAATCTTTAGCAATAACCTTTCCTGGTTCAGCAAAAGACGTTTCGAGAAAGCATGGAAGCAATATCACAGCGGCCATCAGTTTGATGCAGCCGCGTGGACAATCCCCACAAAAGACCGTCTTTTCTTGGATTACTTTAGTTTTGATACTGAATCCAAGGCTGCCACACATGCGCTGCAACAAATTCATAATCTACTCCGGTTTGCAAAACACCCCTAACCCTGCGCTGCACCCGAACTTGCTTCGCAAGTCGGGTGAGCTTTTCGTTAGGCGGTTGCGAAACGCTGACCACAAATCAATCATGTAATCAGCAATTTCAATCATTTCATTTTGATTAAATTTATCTATATCTACAAAAGAATCAAAGCCTTCACTAATTCTAAAATCGGCATTTATGCCAATAATACCACCTTCAATGGTTAGGGTTTTTCCAGATTTTAACCTTGCAACTTCATGGATAATTTCCATATGACTTCCTTATTTACAAGTGAAAAGTTTTTATCGCTTTACAGGTACTTTATTTACGCAAATAAATTCAAAAGTTTATTTGATGTTGAGCTTGGTAAAGAAGATATAGACCTGAAAAATATGTTTGTAGGTGATTATGGCGTTTTCATGTCGTTTTGGTATTCTTCACTATATGTTGTTATAGAAGGGTACAATGAGAATGGTTTATCAGATGCAAAAATTGATACTTTACTTAATGACAAGATAAAAGTTGATTTGATTAAAAGATACAGAAATGGGATTTTTCATTATCAGCAAAACTATTTTGATGACAGATTTATAAACCTTATCAGTGAAGAAGGAACGGCTATTTGGATTCGCTTGCTGCATATAGAATTTAGTAGGTTTTTCATTGAATATGCTAAAAACTATCAATCGGCCTAACTGGGCGCTGCACCCGACGCCTACGGCGCGGGTGAGCTTTTCGTTAGGGGTGTTTAGTTTTACAACTAAACTGCAATTTCTTACCATCTCTTTCACAGGAGTTGATGATGGATAATCACCAAGACCTGCAAGCGCAAATCAATACTCTCAAGTCAGAGTTGACCGCACTTAAAGCGGAACTCACGTTGATCACGAACTTAATTTCCCGACATGGCTTGGCTGACCCAAGAATACGCAATCAAGATTTTTCAATCTTGGATCGGCTACATGCGCTCGATGGAAAGTAATTCCAGCAACCGCTTTCTCGCTTCATCAGTGCGGAGCCGTGCCGTATTCCATTGCGCCACAAAAGCATCCAGTTCCTTTTGAGCCGCGTTGTATTCTTGAACGGCTTGCTGTAGTGCTTCAACGTCAATCATCATCATCACTCACTTTTGGCCCGATTTAACCAGTCGGGCCTAACTGGGCATTGCACCGGAGCCTTCGGCCCGGTGAATTTTGGCGTTAGGCATATTATTTTCCTTTTCCATAACATGTAAAGTGGTCAACATGTTGAAAACAATAAAACACATTTTAGTAGTTCTTCTTGTAGGATTTATTGGAGGAGCGATTAGTTTTTGGTTTATGGGTTGGCTGAAAGCTGTCCAAGTACCATCGCCGTCAGATGCAATTTCTATTGCTAATACCTATATTGTATTCACCACTATAATTTTTGTAGGAGTGACTGTAATACTTGCTATCGCTGGTTATGTATTTACGCAGCAATTTTCGGCATCTAAACAATCACAAGAAACTCTTCTTGTAGAAGAACTTAAAGAAAAAATCAAGAGTGATGAACGTGTTGGTACAAAATTAGCGCAAGCTATCTTGGATAACCCTGATGTTCAGAGGCACTTAGAAAAAATACTGTTGTCAAAGCTTGACGAGCTTCTTCAAGCACGACTGGCAGATTCAAAAGCGGCGGCTGCACAATCCACTAAAGAAGCTGAAGCTATAAATAACCTTTCCTCTCAACTAAAGGTAAATGGAGGATGATTATGAACAAATCAGAAAATTATTTTCAAAGTGCTTTAGAGCTTTTATTGCACTTAAAAGAGACAAATGGATTTGACATTAAATCACCTATTGATGTAGATAAAATCGCTACCGAACTTGGTATTTATGTCGATTCCGATTTTTCACTAGAATCAAAAGACATAATTGGAGAGATATTCTTAAAAGAAGAAAATCCAATTATAAAAATTAACCCAATACAGAACTTCTACAATCCTAGAAGAAGATTTACTATTGCTCACGAAATTGGGCATTACTGCCTTCATAGTGCAAAATCAAAAAAAGGTTTTGTTGACTCACAAAAAACAATGAGCAGAACTCAGTCTTATTGGGATATTTATGAGTCAGAAGCAAATACTTTTGCTGCACAACTTCTTATGCCAAAATTTTTAGTCATTGAAGATGGGCAAAAGGTTATTGATGAATATCGAGAAAAAACGGGCGGCGCTGGCATTCCAGTTAATGTTTTTATCGAATCTATGGCTAAAAAGTTCGACGTTTCTAGCAAAGCAATAGAATATCGGCTAAAAAACATTGGCATCATTAAGCAGCCAAACAATGAACCCGCCTAACTGGGGCTTGCACCTGACCCCGCTACGCGGGGCAGGTGAAGCGAGTCGTTAGGCGGTTCAATGTTTTACAAACCAATAGGAAACAACCATGAAGCCCTATGCAGACATCAATCGAGACTCCGGTATTGCTGCCTACGAATACAGCGAAACATCTATTCGCATTCAGTTTAAGACTGGGAAAATCTACGAATACCCGGCATCAAAAATCGGTACTGCACACCTTCATACCATGAAACGACTTGCTGATTCTGGTGATGGATTAAACGCCTATATCAACACCAATGCAGACGTTAAAAATGGCTTTGTGCGCTAAGCGCGAGGAACGCGCTGTACTGTGGTGATGCCTTCCATCAATTCCATGTTTTCGCTATCTACAATGGCTTTCACATGGGGATGGCAGTTATCCGCCAGCCATTGCATCAAGGGTTTCGTTAGCTTTTCCAATTCACGATATTGTTGTTCAGTAAAATAGGGTTCCATATCAATCTCTCCGCATTCAGAGTAGGTACAAAAAGCCTAACCCGGCGCTGCACCCGAACCCGCTAACGCGGGTCGGGTGAGCTTTTCGTTAGGGGTTTTAATTGATGTTCTTGAAAAATATTCTTGCATCACTGTTAAGCAGGCTGCTAGCACAAAAGCTGCCAGTAATCCTGATGTCATTAGGAAGTATCCTAGCCAGCGCGTCTCTTTGGTATCAAACTTCCTTAGCGAAATTTCTCGCAGACCCCACAGGCAAAATAGCACTGCTAACAACAACGCTATCCATAGTACTTTTATTGCTAATAGTTGCCACATATTTCTGGTTTACTCCTAAATTTGCTTTCGATAAACGCAGGCAGATTTACATTGATATAAAAACAAGCATTCCTTATTGCCCATCCTGCAAAGACGGACATAAACGTCTTGCCAAGCTAATAAAGCACGAATCTTGTTGGCAATGTTCAGTTAAAGAATGTCGCATGATTTATGATGATCCTGACTATATTAAACCACAAAAAGATAAAACTAAGCGAACATCAGCTTATGGATAACCCTAACAGTCATGTCAGGTCTTCAAAGAAAGGGGTCAGGTCTTTTCTTTTGCAAAACATAAGGTCTACTCCGCGCCCACAGTCTAACTGTGGCTTGCACCTGACCCCGCTACGCGGGTCAGGTGAAGCAGGGCGTTAGGGGTGTTGTTAATACGCCTACGCTTCATAGCGAGGCAACCAAATAGGAAAAAAGATGACTGTTAGAACGGTAGTGAAGATACTCACGAAAGGTGAACAAGAACTCAAGCTGTTGGCTCAATACTCACTCGGATCGAGCCTTCAACCGCCGCTCGTAGGCGACGAAATAACGCTCCCCACCAAACAAGGAGAAGAAGTAAAGAAAAGCGTATTCACCGTCATCAAACGTAGGTTCCCAATACCACCACCCAACGGCGATGCAATGGCTCCAGAAATTTGGTTACTTGTAGAGTAATACACGGTAACTTATGATGGAAGTTTAACCGCTATTACCGATTTAATCACGGCAAACCTAGGCGGCTTCTCTTCATTATAAGATACCCATGTTCCGTTCTTTGGGTCTCCGATAACGATTTCTACACCATTACAGTCTAATAGCTTAACGCCATCAGGGAGACGGATTTCAAGCTCGTGTATGAGTTCAGAAATAGGGTTCATGCTCGTACCATTCCACTATGTTAAAGTTGAAGCCTAACTGGGCATTGCACCGGAAACTGCTTCGCAGTTCCGGTGAATTTCGGCGTTAAACCCGCAGCGTCTCAGGATCGACACCGGAATCAACTGCCGCTTTGAACCACGCGGGCTTTGGGCCTTTGCCAGTCCATGAATTGCCGTCGCCATCCCGGTACTTGATCTCGGACTTCTTCTTGGGCGGCGTCAACAGTTCAGCGACTTCCAGTCCCAGATAGCCGGACAGTTCGGCGCTCTTGTCGATCAGGGCGGCACGTTCGGCTTCCGCTTTCTCGGCCAGCAGATCGTTCACATAATCACGAAGCGACAGCAGGGCGGTGAAGCTGCGCTTGGAAATCGCATCGTACACATCAAAATCATTACTGGGAATTTCACTGACTGCGGCAACCAGCGTCGGAGAAACCGCTTTACCAGTAGGCGCTTCAAGAAAATCAACCGCTTCAATCGTGTCGCTCATGTCATACCTATCGTTACAGTGGATAAAAACCGGCGCTTAATTAACGCCGGCGGTAGGTGGCTATGATACCAAAAGCCTTTCGGCTATCACTCATGGTTTTACGTCTTTCGACTACCACGTTCACGCTTCAACGACCGCCTTACCGCGCAGTCTCCACGCGCTTAAATTCCCGCTGCGCCAGCGGTATTAATACAAATTTATTTTACTCGCTAATGAATCTGGGTGGTCTGAATTAGTCTTGGCATCGTTTTGCTAGACAGGATGAATTTAGACTTGTGTCTCTCTACGAATCAAAGGGTTAATTTGCTTCGGCGAACTCTCTGTTCTGCATAGGGCGACAGCCGATTTCAGCATCTGGTTGACAGCCGGTTTTTGACGCGCTTTTTTCATAGGGTTAATATCCACGTTCGTCTTCGCTAGAGGTCAATGGTGTACTTTTGGATGTTATAGCTTCTGGTTCAGGGGTGACTTGTGCTCTTTGGCTTCGCTTCTGAGCCTTGGGGTTAATTCTCAAAGTGGGATACACTTTTAGTAAATGTGTTGCTTTTATTCTTTGGCTTCGCTCGAAATCAATGGTTGTCTAGGTTAAGTCGGCTTCGTTAAGAACCATTGGGTGACGCTTTGGATTGAGACTCGCTTTCTAATCTTGGTTTATCGCTGAATTGGGCGCGTTCGGTTGAATTGGGTTACTTCGTGTCTAGGACAAATCACTTCGGGACAATGGTGGTATCGCACAGGCTGGCGCTGATTTTCATTGGTTTTCATCATGGTGCTGACTCGCTATAGTTTTGTGGATTTTGTTTTTACGCTAGACAACTGGTTGTTTTTTAACCACATTTTGAATCTGAGCAATTCAGGCAAGTCGAGCAATTATCCATAATCACAACAGCCCGATGATTGCACTTCCCGCACAGCACGGCATTCTCTGGAAATCCATCATCTTTCGCTTCTCGGTCCTGGGTGTTTGAGAAGTTCTTGGCTTTTGCTTGATCGATTAAGTCTTGCTGGCTACTCGATAATGGAGTATCGCACATCACGCCAATACTCTGCAAGTGGGTAGCGAGGACATCGCCGATTTCAGATACCAGTGAATTGACGTAGCGGCCTTTCTTAAAGTAGCCGCCCTTGGGGTCGCAGACTGATCGCAGTTCTTCGACCAGAAACTCTACTTCACCACCAGCCCGAAACACGGCGCTGATGACGCGGGTTAGAGCAACGACCCATTGAAAATGCTCCATCGCCTTGCTGTTGATGAAGATTTCAAAAGGTCGGGTCTTGCCGTCGATCACCGTGTTGTTGATCGTGATGTACAGGGCATGTTCGGACAGCGGGGTTTTGAGCTTGTAGGTCGCGCCGGTCAATACCTCAGGGCGGTCTAACGCTGTTCGGGTTTGGGTGGGTGTTTCTTGGCTGACTGGAGGTGGCGAGGATTTATCAATCACGAATTGGCCGATTATCTTTTGGTTGATGATGGTGGTCATAAAATATGTCTAGTGGGTGGAGGTCTAGGTCTATCCCCTAACTCACAGGGGAAACAACGGCGCATCGACATGATGATCATGGTCTATCCCCGCGGGTCTATCCCCGTATTCACGGGGGAACCCGTCCAGTCGCCCATGACGCATGAATAGGTCAAGGTCTATCCCCGCACTCACGGGGGAAACACATTATTCCAGGGTAAAAAAATGCTATTTCACGGTCTATCCCCGCACTCACGGGGGAAACGTCGCGGTATTCATGGATCGCGGCGATTACTTCGGTCTATCCCCGCACTCACGGGGGAAACCCTATCAGCTAACCCGATGATTCCCCGTGTAAAAAGGATAGAGTAGAAAATCTACCGCTCAAGGTCTTACGCCACATGGCAGCCCCGTTGACGCTTCATAGACGGCATTTACAACAGCCCTCTCCACGCCCGTTAATTCCCGCCGCGCCGGCGGTATCTTTCGGCTATGCCGAAACCTTTTTGCGAGTCGGATTAACTTTACCAACTCGCTTTACTTCTTTCTGGACTGGCGCTTCCTGTAGCTGGATTACACCAATCTTTTTGATGTTCTTGGCCGCATTGACATCCCGATCATGCTGTGCGCCGCATGACGGACAGCGCCATTCACGGATACTGAGCGGCATTGATTCTTGAATCACGCCACACGACGAACAGGTCTTGCTGCTCGGAAACCAGCGGTTGATGACCGCCAGTTGCGATCCGGTGCGCTTGGCCTTGTAATCCAGTTGACGGCGCAATTCACCAAAGCCAACATCCAGAATCCCACGATTTAGCCCGGACTTTTGCGCGACTCTCTTGCCTGGATTTGCCGCGTCACCCTTGGCGCTGGAGGTCATTCCTTTGACGTTCAAATCTTCAATCGCTACAATTCCGAATCGCTTAGTGAGTTCAGCAGATAATTGATGTTGTGCGTTGCTGCGCATCCCTGAAATAGATCGATTAACTTTTTGTATTTTTAGTTTGGTATCTTGCATCCGCCCGGAAAACTCAATTCGGGTTCCTCGCGGAATCGCCTTGTCTGGCGCAATCCCCGCTTTCACTTTTGCGGCTTCCATTTGTCGGGACAATTTGCGCTGCAACCGCTTGATCTTTGTCTCGTGTTTCGATAGCGCCTTGGGATTCTCGCGCATTTCCCCGGTCGATAGCGCCGCCATTGTATTGACGCCCATATCGACGCCTACCGCAACCGTTGGCTGGTTGTGGACTGGCACAATATCGGGTATTTCTACCGCAATACTAATCAGCCAACGATCCGCGTCACGGGAAACGCGGGCGCTCATGATCTTGCCGTGAAAGCGCAACGCTTGGCGCATCCGCACCTTACCGAGCTTTTGAATTTTAACGTGCCTGCCATCAACTTGAATGCAGGTATTGGCGAGATAAAAGCTATCCCGCGATACGCCCTTTTTCTTTGGCTTGAAGCGCCCGCCAAGGCCCGTCAAAAACCGCTTATGCGCGTTCTCCAATTCTGAGAAAACCCGCTGATAGGCGTAACTGGTGGTTTCGCGCATCCACGGCCAATCTTGATCGATGATTGCTGAAAATTGCTTTTTTAATAGCTGGCCGTTAATGGCGTGAACAGCATTGCCGTAGTCATCAACCGGCTTGCGCTTTTCATAACCTACGGTGTCCCCGTAGTTGTCGATTATTCTTGGGAATCGCGCCCGATTCTGTTCATCCCATACCCGTTGCCCCCAATTCCATGCGAATCGCGCCACGCCGCAGGCTTTACGAAAGTAGGCCGACTGGTTGTTGTTAGGCAACAACTGGATTTTGTGGGCAACAATCATCGGTAAACGGTCTACCCTAAATTAAGGTAATCGGAATGAAGTGAAATACTCTACTCCATCCCGATGTAGCCGTCAACAGATTTCTACGCTGAAATAGAGTTACCCTGAAACCGGCGGCAAACCGGTGTTGGGGTTTTTCTGCAACGCTAATATGATAAAGCCCGGATAACCGGGCTGGCTCATGTAAATTATTAAGTATCAATCACTTCAACGGTAAACCGGCCAAACTTAGGTCGCCAGTCGCACAGCCCACAAAAAAAGAAACCCGCAACTAAGCGGGTTCTTTTGCCTTTAAGGCCCAATCCTTTCCATACATTTCCTTTGCGCTACCCTGGGATACATGCCAGTGCAATCCGCTACTCTCCAGGCCCATCCTCTCCAATGAAACGAATTTTACCTAAAAATTAGGTAAAAATCAACAAAAATTACCCTGCAACCGGCGGTAAGCCCTCGCTCTTATTTTTCGCCAGAGCCAACTTCGCATTCGCGCTGATGAATTTTTCGAGAAGCACGGCTTCTTGGCTTGCGGCTTTTCTGTTAAGTTCGGCAATCGCCGACGCATCTTTGCGCTGCAAGTCGGCGGCGCTGATCGCGTCTTTTCGCCTGATGTCGGCCCTTGTCCGTTCTTCCTCCAGCATCGCCTTCTGTGCCGCCGCTACTTCGTTCGGGTCAGGGCCGGGGACCGGGTGAAGGGTTTGGGCGGCGGCGGCAGCGGCTTGGGCGATCTGAGCTTCGATCTCAGGCGGTACTGGCTGTTGCGGAATCTGTATCCCCATCGGCGCTAGGGCTTGCTCATATTGAATGCGAACTTGCGCCGCAAGATGGTCGGCGGCATGAGCAAAGATAGCCTCAGTGATCTGCGCTTTCTTCTTGCTTCCGGCAGCGCCGACCCCATCAAGGACCGCCAACTGTTCGACCAAGCTCAAAACAACGGTCAGGTGGCTGGCGTGGTCTTGGTCGGGGAACACCTTGGTCGGCTTCCCGGTCAGAATCATCTGGTTCTCAGTGACGGGATCGGCTCTTGGTGGTTCTTGTTCGGGCGGCATAATGGTTTCTATATCCTGAACCCGCATTGCCTCCAGCATTCGCTTGTTGACTTCCCGCATATTAAATAAATCAGGGCTTTGTCGGGCAAGGTCTAGCGTGGCTTGGCTCAGGGCGATCCGGTGCGTGGCGGAGACGACATTCGGATCGCTGGTCGGAATAACATCAATCCGCTCGTCAAAATCTTCGGCGAAAATCTGCTGATCCGCCCCGGCAATCGCATAGGGATAGCCGCCTTCCGGCAGGTATTCGCTGGACAGTTCGGCGAACAGGGTGAGTTCTTCGGTCTGCGCCCGATGCAGGCGCATGTGAATCCCGCTCATCACCTTCAAGCCCTGTTCAATCAGCGCCAGGGTGGTGCCGACCGGGCCGTTGCTGCTGGCGTCACCGACCAACACTTCCACCGCGCCGCCCAGTCGCCGGCCCAACTGATCCAGCAACCCCAACAGGTTGAACAGAACCGCGCTCGGTTCCTTGTACGGCAGCGGAAAGAAGCTCTTGCTCAGTTGCTCGGTGGTCGCTTCAACCTCTTTCCATTCTCCCGGTGAAATTGTGGTGTCCTTGCCACGAATCCGGGCATCACGGGAACGGAATCCGCCAGGGAGATTGGAGAAGTACGCGGCATCCAGCAACGCCCGCAAGGCTCCGGTCGCGGAACGGGCCAATCCGCTCATCACATGGTATAAACCGTAACCGTAAAAGCCCAAACCCGGCAGGAATTGGTAGTGAATCACATAGCGGCGCGGGTTCCTGAGCGGGTCGCCTTCTTTCCAGTTGCGGTAAATCGCCAGGACTTTGTTCTGTTCCTTATCGACATGGACGATGTAGGGCGATTCCAGCCCATCTTCCGGGTCAATGCCGGGCAGGTTCAGGAAACAGGTCTGCTCTAGGATGACATGGCGCTGATCGGCTTCATCCGTGCTGCTTTCAAAGCGGCTATCGGTGGCGTCGATCTCGTTGCGCAACGTCCGGTCGGTAAGGGCGTCTTCATCGCTCGGTTCGTTCAGGTCGAAGTCCAGATAAAACCCGGACTTTTGCAGCTTACGGACATCCAAGTGCGTCATGCGCAGAACGTGGGTGGTGCGCGGCGCGGTGTCCAGGTCGTCACAGTGATAGGGAACAACGAAATCACCGGGCTTGACCAGTTGCCGGACGACTTGCCCTCTTAGTGGGCAATAATAGAGCTTAATGAATGCCGACCCGGACAGCGGCAAGCGAAATAGCAGTTTGTCAGTGATGTTGAAGGCGTCACGCATTTGTGTGGTGTAGGCGTAGTTCATGTAATCCTGAACTCGCTTGGCCTGCATCTCACGTTCGGGCGTGATCTGGCCTAACACAATGGTCTTGGCGGGGCCGTCCGGGGGCCACATCTCGGATAAGGCACGGGCGTGGAACTGCAACACGGCTTCCGTCATCATTGGATGCACAACATCCGCCGCGCCTTCAAAGTCAGCACCACCTTCAACATTGGTGGAGACGCCTAACAGCCGAATCCCCTCTGCTTCCCGGTTATACCAGTCCTTGCGCGATTGCTCGTCCCAGTCAAACCGGTCACAGACCTGTTGCGCCAGGAAATCCAGATCGCTTTCATCCATCTCGGCAGCGAGATTGCGGTCAAAATCGCTGTTGTTGGGGATGTTGATCAGCGCGTTGATCTGTTCGCGCTCTTCGTCGGTGAGAATGTCATCATCCCCGCCCGCCTCCATCATCGCGAATAGTTCCGCCATCTGCGGATCGGATGGGGCAGCAACCGGGAAGGTCGGGACCAAGGCGGAAGGCGGAAATTCAGCGTCTTCTCCCATTTCGGGAGGCGGCATCATGGCTTCCGGTAGTTGCGCCGGATCGAAATCACTTGCAGGAAAAACTGGCATTTTGAATCCTTACGTCGTCACGACGTTAAATTGCACTGATGCAATGTGGAGTAATAAGAATAGCTGGTGTTAGTCCGCCCTTTCTACCATAAATGCTGCATTGTTCTTGGATGGGATTGGCAGGCTTCCCGCTTCCCATGTTTTGATTCCATAGGACAGATAGCGATCCATATTTAATTTACAGTTAGGATGTTGTGCGTGTAAATCTTCCCATTCTTCCCACGACATCAATAACGACTGTTCCCCTAATTCACGAAAGCCATCCATTGTTGTAAAAAACCACTTTGCTTTACAATTCCTACAAACCCGGAATTGGAACGTATAAAACCGCCATCCGAAATAAAATCCGTTTGTCTCAAACCGATGGTACACCGACAGCCAAGGGAAAAGCGGGAGTACAAAAATAACCGATTTACCGTATGAATCAAAAACAAAGTTGATGCCTATCCGCCGCCGCTCTCCTGCTACTCGTCGATTAATCAACAACACATGCGACAGGAACCACCAGAACCATCGGTTTAATTTTTCCATTTTATTTTCCATAGATCGGCGGCAGAACATCAATTCCAGGATTTGCCTTGTGTTGATACTGCTGTCCCTGACACAACTGGATGCCACCAGATAGTAAAAATTGAGGTTTTAAGGCAAACAGCAAAGAATTAACCTGCTGTTCTAGCTTTTCAACCTTGATTTTTAGGTCAAGCAATTCTTGTTCAATAGTCATCAGGCAGGTACTCTTTGAGTGCATCCTCTAGCGCATTCAGCTTTTCGAGTTCTTGAGAATGATCAACTCGCCAAGATGTTTCGTTGGGTTCAACTCCAACAATATCCGTCGTCACTGTATTATGAGTTAGGTTTAACGCTAACCCAATATCTCTTAATGCGTTCAGTATTTCTTGTTTAGTCATCACAGCGGCACCGGCTTCATCTTCATCCAGTTCGTCACTGGCCCATATTCATCCTCTTTCGGATTCACCCAGTCCTCGCCATCCCAGAACCGCACGAACCGATAGCAACGATCCCGGCCTTTCTTTTGGGCCACCAGATAATGCCCGCGATACTCAGGGACATATTCGTTCATGTCGTTCCAGTCGTATTCGTCACTGTCCATTACTCACCCTCTGATCGGAATGCTGTTCGTTAGTTGCTCTTGGAATAAAAAAACTAAACCCAGAATAACAGAGACGAAAGACTCTGTTTGAAATCGGATCGCAACGAGCGCATTGATCTGATTTCTCGCAAATCCATCCCTCATCATTCTTACCCTTGCAATGGTAGGAAAATTTACTTGCCATCCATATCGCTCCGAATGGTCCACGCTAATCCTAACAGATACCGATCCGATACCGGCTTGCCACTCAATAACCGATCCAGCGTCGTTGAACAGATTTCCGCCAGCCGGTTGCCTTCAATCGCTGATGATGCAAACGCTCCTTGCCACAAGAACAGTTCAGGTAGCGGAACCTTCTGCAACCACGCCATTGCCGCCAAGGCCGCAGGGTGTGGTTCGTTAACATCCAGTTGGTGATCACCCATACGCAGATCGCTTTCGGGGCTTAAAGCGGCGGACATTGCTAGGGAGCAGATCGTCTTCTTCTTCATCTTCGGTCGGATCATCTTCTTCTTTCATATCGGAGTGTTGGAGCAACCAGGACTTTTGCAGCCAGATTAACGCACTCGTTGAGGAATCTGTTAGGTCGTTGGGGGAGCTTGGCGAGAACCTTGCCAATTCATCAATCACATCCTCCGCCCATCGCCGGGACGGATAGTATACCCTGCCGTTTTCAAACAAGTTCTGCGCGGCGTAAGCACGAGCGGTCTTGTCGCCGATCTTCTCAGGAAGGAACTCCACCAGCGGCAAGCCCATCCGCCGTAGAATCTGAATGAGTTGCTGGCCGGATGACTTCTTTTCGATCAACACCTTGTCCGGTTCGTATTCCCGATAAGCCCGCAACGCTTCTTTCTGTAGCTCAGGGAACTCCACCCGCTCTTTCCACGCTTCCAACAGGATGACGTTCGGCACTTCATCATCCGGGCCTTGGAAGATGCCCCATGTGGTGCGGGCGCTGTAGGAATTGCTCTTTAGGTCTTTGTCGGTGGTCGCGGTATCCCACGCCTGAATGACAAACGAACAGGTCGGGAACTTCTTGTTCTCCGGCCACATCTTCCACCATTCCCGCTTGAAGATGCCGCCTTCTTCAATGAACGGCTTTTGCTGATAGAGAGCTTCCCAGTCACGCGAGGGGAGGGTCTTCTTGATCTGATACAGCGTTTCCAGCGGGTAGCGTTCCGGCCATAACGCTTCACCTTTGCTGTTGATTGCGGGGAGGTTTAGGACTACCCAGTTTTCGTGTTTGTGTTCTTCTAGGAGCCAGCCGGATAGGTCGGATAGGTGCCATCGGGTCTGACAGATAACGATGGCACCATTCCCCATTAAACGGGTGTAGGCAACGGCGGTATACCAGTCCTTAATCTTTCTGCGATTAGACTCAGAATCGGCATCTTCGCGGGACTTTATCGGGTCGTCGATAATTAAGCAGTTGTGTATTAATATCCCGTTGGCAAAGAAATTATGATTATCCTGAACCTGAATATCATAAACATCCATGCTATCAATATCAACTGTCATTGTATTAATGACAGTATCTATTGTTGCCATATTCGTTAATAACTCATCGCCGCTTGCCAATAAAATAGCAGGACGGTAGTTTTTTTCATCAGGAATATAAAACAAATGATCTGGCGTTGACCATATTGATTTACCGTCACAGGTTTTTGTGATAACTATCTTGCTTTTTGCGATAGACTTTTTAACCGCAACGATAGGTTTGAACTCAAGAGCATCATGCTCAAGAGAGTATGACAGCACGTTAAATTTAGGGTATCTCGAAAAGAGATAATCGATCCTGAAAAGGCCGCGATCTGTAGCAACCATCGTATCGCCAGAAACGCAGTTTGCTCCACGCCCTGTCAACGCACCACCAACACCCACCGCAAAATATCCACCCTTGTTAGGTGACGACATATTGAACTTGTCTATTGCAGCCGAATCTTCGGCTATCGTGACGCCATTAAATAGCTTTGGGAATAATGGATCGGCGATCTGATTCCTGACTTTGCGCCCAAAGTCGGAGGCTAATTCCTGCCCGTATGATGCGGTGACTATCATCTTGTCCGGGTTTTTACCTAAGAACCATGCCGGAAAATACTCTGACACTATTGAACTTTTGCCGTGTCTCGGCGGCATGCAGATCATTAGCCTATTCACTTCCCCCCGCTCCACCTTCTCCAGATACTTCGCAATCAGTTGATGATGCGCGGCTGGTTCATAGCCCGCCCATTGCAGGCAGGCATAGGCGATCAGGGATTCACGGGCAAACACCAGCGCCGGATCAACGGATGGATTCTGCGGGGCTTGGGTCGATTGAAAGAGATGCTTGAGTGGCACAGGCGGGGTCGGGCCGCAACCACAATGTTTCTTGCGCCCCTGCTTCAAATCCCACGCTGAGATCGTGATGTGCTTGCCGCAATCACACCGGGCTTTCCAGAGTGAACTAGGCTTTCCGGTCGTGGACACCCCTTTCCCGGCATACGCATACACCAGCAGCTTACCGAAATACTTGGCGCGAAGTTCTGGGGTGTGGATGTGCCGCTTGGTAAACCCATGCCGGTTCGACCAGTCAATCTTTTGTCCACGCACTTCTTCCGGGCGCGGCGGCGGGACGGGTTCACCAGTCAACATCTGTCCGCCCACCAGCTTGATTTTCTTTAACGTCTCTGGCGTCTTGCCCGACAACTCTCCCGGCGCAAACTTCTTCTTCGGCGTCTTCTTGTATTTGGGCTTCGGCGCGACTTCTTGAGGCGCTTCCGTGGTCTGGTGGTCTTCTGCGCTAAAGCTACTTTCCGTCATCTATATTCACCCACACTTCGTACTCAAGCAACGTCAGGACGGCATCACACCGTTCCAGTAAGCCCATCACTTCTTTGGCGTCAATCAAGGCCGGGCTGCGCTCAAAGAACCGCTGAATCTGTTTGCGAACGCCCCGCGTAATCGAAAGGATCGCTTCCGGGGTGTCGCGTTCCATATAGGCAAAATAGTGACTGGCTGGCTCGCTCATAGGATTCCCAAGGTTCTTTGATAACAACATCCCCGCACCGCTGACAATGCCACGTTAAAACCTGAAACGCATCGACAAAGAAGCTGTGCGGTTCAATCGGCTGTTGGCAGTGCGGGCAGGGTTGGATCATGGATGGGGTTTAATCAACTGCAAGCCAACAGCCTCATCAATAGCTGCTTCTCGCTCTGGCGTCAGTTTTACCAGACGCGCAAATTTTTCATCCCTACCTAAAGCGCCGGTATCCCACGCATCATCATTGTCGATGATTTCCATAATTTCTTCTGGAGTTAAATCACTCAAAACATAAACTCCTGCTTGGCGCGTTCCAGTTCTTGCGCCATCCGGTGCATTTCTTTGGCCTGATTAATCCACTTGCGCCGTTCCGCCGCCTTGCGCTGCTCGTCACGCTTGGCAATATCTTCACGCACTAACCGATCTGTTTCCGCGTCGTAGCGATATTCAACGCCATTCACTTTCAGTCCGCCAAAACGCCTGGCTATCGACATCTGGGTTTGCGAGACGTTGTAGAAAACCTCTGGGGCGTTATTCATCAGCATCATCCCCACGAATCACATCTAAAAAACATCCTTACTTTGTCAAATAAACCTTGTCCAGCCCCAACAGCAATAGCGTCAATTTTCACTGAAATTTCAGCGATGCTGTTTTCAATAGCGGATAACCGGATGCTTTCATTACTAAATACTTGCCACCCATCAGGGTTTAGAGATGCATTACTTAGTAACTGATCAATAACTTCATCCAGCGTCATAGCGTAATTTTTCGCAATAAGAGAACCGCGAATAACAGCCCAGTCGCTTAACTTCAAGCTAACAGCACGGGTGAGTTGATTCTTTTTTTCTTTTGTGTGGATCATTATACTTCCTCATCCCCGCGAATCACATCCAGTAAATCCATCTGCTCCCCCAACTCATCCCGCAGTTCCTTCACCTTGTCCTTAAAATAAGCCATCGCCGCTTTCTTGAACTGAGCCGGTTTGACTTGGCATTCTTCTTCAGCCTGTTCAGCTATCGCCTTCTGCAAGTCCTTCTCAGACTCAATCCGCAGAAGACTGTCGCCGTATTCTTTGATCAACTTCAAGAGACTATTACGATCAGTGGTCATCTTAACATCCCGGTGGTAGCCAATGGTTTTCACTCATCCAATCCAACACTTCTTGCAACTCAAGATCATTTAGATTCACTAGCGCACTCTGAGCAAATTCAACCGGAGTCCTGGCTTCGTAGGGATAGCCCAATGCCCGAAGAAACAGCCGATGCGCGTTGTCTGTTGCATGTCGCCAAGAGGCTAACAGCCGGGCCGCATCACGGTCGTCTCGGTCGTCGGGGTCTGAGGCTATCATAATTACCAAACCATCTGATTAACTTCAGCGGACTGGCTATCGAATGTGGGCAGGTAAAAAATAACCCAGCCCTCACCGATGGAAGCGATGTTTAACTCATGCTTGGCAGTGTCTTTCGGGATGTATGCCAAGGACTCTGGCATCGTAAAGTTGATAAAACCAACCTTTGGAGCCGTCTCCTTTTTATAGGTCGCCATCTTAAATCCTCCTTCGTTTACTTTCAGCTTCCCTTGGCGGTTTTCTATATCAAGCAACACATCAAAACGGGTATCAAGAGAACACCCCATCTTTCCCAGAAGTTCCTCGCTAAGTCGAATCGACAAGATACCGGGGACGCTTCCGTCTCTACGAGCAGCGCCGTTAGTGCGAGTGCAGGACAGAAGAGCAGTATTCTGTTTACGGATGGTTTTAAACTTGATGATCGACTCAAAGGCCATGCTGAGTTGCTCCGGTGGTTGCTTCACTTTCGATGTGGTCCCAAAAAGCATCGCGTTCATCAGCGTTCAATATCAGGTAGGATTTGATCGCTTTTTCTAAGCGTGTTGGGATACTGATAATTCCTGCCTCAATCGCCGCTGCCTGTACGCTTAACTCTTTGGCCTTAACCCGATCCAGCAGGTCAGGACGATCCTTGGCAAGACGGTCTAGTTTTACCTGTGTGTATCGGGAAACCCCGTTTGATTCAGCGCGGGCAACTTGACTAGAATCACTTGTCAAATTTTGACAGGTTATATCTATCCGTTTCCCCTGCTTCGTCTCCTTCGCCTCTATCCGTTTCCCTGCTTCCTTCTCGATCCGATCATCCCAATCGGGGATTGACTTACGCAGACAGATCAAAGCATCGCTGCCGTTCTTCCCCAGTAACTTCATTGCGCCGTCAAGGAAATACAGCGATTCCAGCCCTAACCCTTCACGGGGCTTCTTAATAAAATAATCTTCTGGCTTATCCAACTCGATCAATAACGGCGCTCTCCCGTTCGGGATTTCACGCCGCCGCCAGTGTTCGATCTTGTCAGTCCCATACCCTAAGACATAAGGAATGTGAAGGGCCAGTCTACGCATTCCGTGCTGTCCGTCATTTAGAGATTCCCAGACGCTTAGGTAGGTTTCCCCCGCAATCTGCTCCGGGGTTCGGCGGATAACTTCAATAGCCATCAACGCACTCCCCATCATTCTTTCTTAACGACTTGAGCCAGTTTTTCAGGAAGATGTGACGGACTTTCATCTTGTCAACGTCCGTTAATTTATCAACACGGGGAATCCCGGCGTGTTTGTTTGCTGCAAAGTTGACCTTTCGGTAGGCTTGATCGTCATCGTCACCGTTCAGGCGCATGGTTTTAACAACAGCCCTGACTAATTGCTCGTTGAGCTTCCACCAGTCCGATGATTTTTGTGCTTGATTTCCAGCAGAAGAATGTTCGCCACCTTTCAGGTTCGCATCTTTAGCGCCCTGAATTGCCAAGAACTCAGGAATCTTCCCGATCAAGCTAGGGAACATCTTAAAGAAGTGATCCGCAAGACTGCGGTCATCTTCATCTTTGCCGCTAAAAATCAACCCGTCGTTGGTTCTTTCCGTTTGCGTTCCAAGTAACTCGGTTTTTTTCTCTATCGGCTCGCCAGTTCCGTCCGATTCATCCGCAATCAACGCATCATCAATCATTTGCTCGATTTCACGGGCAAAGATCAGTAGGTCAATATGCGCCGGAATAATCACTCGACCATGCTGCGTTCCATCAAGACGAGCTTCCCACCGAACGAACCGCCCCACAAACTGCACAAAAAACATTCGGGTTCGATAGTCTGTGGCGTAAACCCCAACCCGCAACCGCTTGACATCAACGCCTTCTGAAATCATCCGTACCGTAATGATAATGTCAGTTCGGTCATTTTCTAACGCTGCGATACGGGCATGGGCATTGTCCGTATCGTTATAAACCTCTAAGACGCTGTAGGTTCTCCAGTCAGGATTCTGGTGGCAATGGGCGTTAATCATCTTGGCAATCCGGCCCCCATGATCTTTGTCCTTAGCAACCACCAGCATTGCGGCGCGTGAATCGTTCCGCTTAATATCCCCTAGCGCCTTCAGCCCGTCCTGCAACATCGACGGCAGGAACTCTCCATCAGGGTCAAGTAACGCACCAATCGAATCACTCTTGTTTTGCTTGGCAAGATCAACAATCTTCTTGAATGTCTGGTTGTTCGCCAAACTCTTGTAGGTCGATACCCCAACCCCGTAGACCTTGATAAATTCCACAGGACGGCAAGATGAACTTAATAACGCATCAGAATAGGCGTATGAATAAGCTGGTTTAGCCTTACGAACACAGCGCCCTTCATCGTTAATCTGTTCTTCAGATGGACACATCGCCAGCGCCCCGCCCGATGAATTAAACGGAGTTCCTGACAACGCCAGTTTAAACGCCGCCTTTTCAGCAACCGCTTCTAAAGCGACCCCATACACTTCAGCGTCATCTGCGTGATGAACTTCGTCTGCAATCAATAAAATCTTTTCCCTCCGCGCCAGTTCCTCAAACAAACCACTATCCGCCGCAAGCTGCGCGTAGGTTATGCAAATCGCCTCATAACGACCCGCCATCCGGTCGTTCCGATCCCGCCTAAATCGCATCGCTTCGTTAGAGGCTGAATCAAACGCTTTAACGCCTATCCTTTCAAACTGTTCCTTCCATTGAACTTTGATATTGACGGTAGGAGAAACCACCAACACCAAGGAAACGTCGCCGTCCTTGAGTTTGCTGACTGCCGCAACACACGCCATCAATGTTTTACCGGAACCTGGGCAGGCTGCAATAAGCAATTTACCTGTCGGGTCTTTTTTCCAGCCATCTTCAATTTCTTTAATCGCCGCTGATTGCCAAGTACGAAGAACAGGGATATTCATTATTGATTACCTTTTTTCAGATTGCATTGTGGACAAAGCGCCTGACCATTATGCAAAGCTGTTTCCCCGCCTTTTGAAAATGCCTGTTTGTGGTCGCTATGAAATTCACGGATTAAATCACTTCCGCATTCTTCACATTTACCACCTGCCAGTAGATACAAGTACCGGCGCTGTTTTACAGTAAATTTTCTATTCATCGGCTGGAATGCCTTGCGCCAGGTTCGGCACATTGATTAATGAACGATTAACGAACTTCACTTCTCGATCTTCTTTTTCGGATGTCATTCTGAAATGGGCGCTTAAGCAAATCGGTCGTCTTTTCGTTTACGGCACTGACTGCTGGATGGGTTGATCGGTTTTTCAGATGAATTAACCGCCCGTGACGTGGGCGAATCGGTGGCGGCGCTCAGAGTGGAGTCAGGAACCAATGGCCCTGTCGCAACGCGATGACCCCAAGCCCGGCACTGCGTGAGGTTGTTCGAGCATGTGTCCAGGACACCCCGCGCTGGTCCTCAGTTTGCCATGATCCGGGGTTTCTGCGCTGTTGTCAAGTAGCTCAACACGAAAACAGCGTAGGGTTTGGTGAGGTGGTAAAGGTTCGCTAATCGTGAACCTTTAAAGGTTCGCTATTTACTAACCTTTAGCTCAAATAAAGGTTCGCTAATCGTTAACCTTTATGGCCGTAAAGGTTCGCTAATCGTTAACCTTTAGGAAGCGTCTACCC